AGCCTTCGTCTACCAACTCAAAGAGGTTCTTGCGGTAGGCCTCGGCCTCGTAGATATCGCGAAGGAGCTTGGCGTCACTTCGGAACGGAGTGGCCGTGATGCCGCAAACCTTGGCAGACCCAAAATGCCGGAAGATCCGCTGCCAGCTTTCCGCCATCGACATATGGGCCTCGTCCGCGAAGATGTGGGAAAAGTGATCAGGATTGAACTCTTCCAGACGCTTGGTCCGGCTCAGAGTCTGGACGCTTCCGATCACAACCGGCGCGTTATGGGAAGCGCGGGACTCGGCCTTTTCTAGCTCCGGCACAAAGCCCAGCTGCTCAGTGAAGGCCTCGAAAGGCTGCGTACATAACTCGTTCCGGTTAGCCAGGAACAGGACCCTCCCTGGGTTGGGCCGTTCTAGGATCGCCTTAGTGGTTCCGGCGGCGACCAGCGTTTTCCCTGCGCCGGTCGGCATGACCGCTAGGCAGGTCCTATTAACCTGCCACTGGCCCAGGATCGCCTTAATGGCCTCAGTCTGATAGGGCCTGAAGGTCTTGGGAGCTTGCATCGTAAGAGATCTTACGATTTCGGCTCAGATTTGTCAATTGCTTTACGCTCTTTCTTTCCCTTCCAGCGGGCTTCTGCCGCGACCTTGCCGCTAGTGGAGCGGCGCTTGGTGACGCCGCCTTTCTTGCCCATTAACCGCGCTCCAATCTGGCGCAGCCACTCATCCGATAAGACCTTGTTGCAATGGTAACATCTAGCCACCTCCAGAGCCCCCCAGCTCGACTTCGATCCCCTTGGCAGGCTTGGTGGATTCGGCCAGCTCAGAGAGATCGATTCGCCAGCCTCGGCGCTCGTGATCAGCGTTGCCAACCTCCAGGCCGTTTCGCTTCCAGAAGCGCAAAACTCCGTAGCCGATAACTCGCACAAGCACCTGACTCTGCCGCCAGCCGATGATCTCACCTTGTTCTATTCGCTCAGACGGGGGCTCTGGGACCTTGTCGTACCAATACGCGTCAATGAGGAGTGGATGGCCGACCTCAAGCTTCTGCTTTTTCATAGTGTGTCATCTCGTAAAGCCATGTCCCTTTGAGTGAAATCTCTTCGCGGCGAACCAGTCCGTGGTGAGTTTTACAGAGCCAGATTACTTCCAAGGCCCTGCTGTAATCATCATGGTGAGCCTCGACGTTCGGGTTGCCGCATACTTGGCACGGGCCAGGAGAAATGTGACCCTTTCTCATCCAGTAATGCAGACGCTGACGGGCGTTGTTCCTCAGCCTCTTGTCTTCGTCGGTCAGGAACATTCGTTAAGAATAATTAACGTGTTTCGGTTGATTTCCAACCACTTACGACGCGATTTCGACCGTAATTCGGACGTCTTCGACCGCAGCAAAGGCTCTCCCGCCCCGGCTTTTAGCGAGGTCGCGTAAGGTCTCGACCGTGGTTGACATGTTGAAAGCCGTTTCTTCGAAGAGGACCGCTTTGCGATAGGTCCAGCGCTTGATCACAATCCAGTAGGCGAGGTTTTTAACCATCTCTGGGTCGGCTTTACTCCAGGCGATCAGATCGCGCTCCTGCACCTTCGGGTTACCGGTATTAACGGCATCAGCGATAGGGTCTCCGCAGAAGCGCCGGATTCGGTTCAGGGCCTTCTCGCCCTCCTCGCTCCAGACTGACTCCCGCACCACTTCTCCGTTAGGCTGGCTTTCCCCTAAGTCGATCTCGATCCCAGGAGCCGGTGGAGAAGCTTTGCGCGCCCTAGTCTGGCGTTCGCCGCTCTTGGTGCGTTTAGCCTCAACGGCTTGCCGGACCATGTCGTAGCTGGCGACGGCCTGCTCTTTATCGCAGTAGTCTAAAATGCTGCGCCAGAGACCCGTCATGGTCTCGGTATCTTTGATCTTGATCAGTTCTAAGACCTGGGACTGGCTGTAGGGCAGCTGGAGCTTCTGGGCTTTAAGGGCCTCTAAAACGGGGCTGGCGCGCATCCACGTACGCGCCAGTCCATAATCGATTCTTAAGCAGTGTTCGACGTATTCGCGAAAGTCATTTTTCCCCATGCACTCGAAAAGCTCTTCCTTTTCGATTTTGAGGAGTTCTCTACCGATGATTCGGATCGATTCAACCGTATCGGTGGAGGCCCGCGCTATCTTGAGTTCGCATTCGGCGAGCGCATCATGCCGGGTTTTGGCATCTTTTTCTACAAGAATAGTGTTACTCATCCTGAAAGGATGAGTTTACACAGATGCCCACGGTTTTGCAGTTTTATCGTATTCGATTCGCTCCTCAATCGCTTTGAGGTCGTCTAGCTGCTCCTGGGTAGCCCTGGCGATCTGTCTGTGGGCTTCTGGCACCCAGCGGCTCTCGATTAACTGCATCTCAGCCACGGTGAGAGAACCCACGGTGCGGACAATTTTTTCAATCTTGCTATCCGGCAGCTTGCGCTCGGTAAAGCTTTTTATGCCCTTGATGACATGGTCGACCCACCAGGGCTTTTCCGGCGGCTGCTCAGTGGGTGGGCTCATATCGATGATGTCGTCCGGCAGCTCAGAGGGTGGACGCAATGCAGCCTCTTGCGTTTGTGCAGCTGCGGCCTGCTGAGGAAAGTCTCGTGCGAGCTGGCTTTCCAGCGGAGTAGCACCGTTGTCTTTGGCCCTCTGCAGCGCCTCTGCTTTAGCATCTTCCAGGGTCTCTTTCTCCGCATCCGCATCCACAAATTTAAGCGGGGCCATGGGTTGCTCGACCGGCGTCATTGCCATGTCTTGGAGTTCCTCGCTGGTATAGAGGCCCTTAAGGATGTCACTAAACTCGTCCCGCAGGCCGAACCCAAGCGCCCGGTAATAGGTCATCCGCTTCGGGTACTGGGGCCAGACCGGATTACGCACAAAGATCCCGGCCTGCTTAGCCTCGCGCACGCTGAAGGTGTAATCATGGACCTCGGAGCCCTTGCGCTGCAGGGTGACCGTGCAGGTCAAGTCTTCGCCCTGGCCATCCCAGCTTTTCTCATAATGGACCAACTCGCCGGTCTGCCTGACCATAGCTAGGGCGAGGTCCCCCATAATGCCAATCCGGTTATTAATGACCGTCAGGCCGTCGATGGCCTGGAGCGGGCGCAGGCCCAATTCCGCGCCTCTGGCCCAGCAGATCACTAACTGCTGCGCAGTCGTAAAAGCTTTGGGCGCGAAGCCTGATTGTAAATAACAGGCAGCGGCGCGGAACATGCCATCGATATCGTCAAACTCAAAGCCGGTGGCTGGGTTGAATTTAACCGGCGCTTTGTATTCTTCTGTTTCGCTCATGTGATTCGGGAAGCTGCTTTAATGGTTACGGTAATATCCTGGGTTACTTCAATGCCGGGAAGAGCCGGAGGGTGGTCCGGCGCGATCTCCAGCTGAGCCCTAACAGCATCCTGGCAACTCAAGATGTCCAATTCAATTTTGAGTAGCCGGATAGAACCGGCTTTAACGGTCGCTTCCGCATCGACTAGTTTAAACTTCCAGGGATGGGCTACCCGGCCACCCGGCACTAGCCCCTTCTCCGGCTCCATGGCCATGGCCGCGACTTCCAGCTCGAGCGCGCGGGCCATCTCCGCCTCGTAGATCGCTTGGGGCGATTCGTGATTAAATTGCATCTCGCGCATCCTTTTCTGGTGCGCAGCTTCCTGGGCGGCTTTCATCTGGCGCTCTACTCGCTCTTGGTCTTTTTTCTTCTGCTCAAGCTCCTTGACGTAGCCCTTGAGGAGCAAGCCTATGCGGTTCTCTTCGGCCTCGACCTTGCCGATTAGTTCCTTGGCGAGGTCTTCGATTGAGGCGAGCACGACCTCAAAGGGCTTTTTCGCGCCGCGCTTGGAGTCGTAGATCTCGCCATGGGCGGCTTTGAGTTCTCCGGCGGCTCGGCGGGCGGCAGTGAAGGAGTCTTCGTCTTTAACCTCGGTGATATCCTTAGCCGTGCGCTGAGTCAGATCCATTACCCGCTTGCGGTCGCTTGAGCGGACTTTGACAGTGATATCACTGACGGTGAGAAGCTTCTCTCCGTAATAGGGTGACAATTCCATGCTAATGAGTGGGAGTGGTCTGGGTCGCGTCCTGGGTGAAATTGGTCCAGTAAGCAACCAGGGCGTCTTCGAGCGCCTGGGCTTCCTCCAGGCGGATCTGGCGCATCATGGGGAAGTAGTCCGCGAGATTGGCCTTGGCGTGTTTGACGGCGCGGATCAGCATAGCGCGCATACCGGTAGCATCTTTGCGGCGGAAGTAGTTGCAGTTAAGAATCCGTCTCATATTTCCGCGCTCGTTGGAGGAGGAGACGGCGACAATGTTATCGTGGAGAGGGACGATGGCTTTAGCTAAAGCCTCTACCTCTTCACGAGAATGACGGTAATGGACATGGGCTTCCAACTGTTCCTTTTATCATACCTCATTCTTTCGTTGAAGCCTATAACGACGTTGATGTGCGGCGTGACAGATGGAGCAGCGCCGGTATCGGTTATTTACAAACTTGTCGTAAAGGTGACCTCGAGGGCACCTCCGTTTTTGCGCATTGATGGCGCTGGGACTTTTGCCCCATAGAATATTGAGCTGGTGAGTTACGGCTCTTAGATGGGCCGGATTCACACAGATCTTTACCCGGCAAATATGATCGATCTCCCAGCCATCAGGAATAGGGCCAAGCAACCGTTTAAAGACAAAACGATGAATTAATTCGTATTTGCCATCTATGGTTGCTGCGCCATATCCGCTATTAGTGACATGTCCAGTCCAGAGCCAGCATCCTGAAAGTGGGAGGATTGCAATTTTAGATGAAACGCTTAAGGGTAATTGGCCAGTCATAACGTGCTTTGTTCACACGTTATAACCACCCTCCCCTAATGCGCAACGCTTAAAAAGCATGCTTCTTATCCACAAGCATGCTTAAGCATGCTTTCCCCTAATGCAGATAGCCCATCTCCCTAGCCCAGCGGGGCTCGGAGTGGATTTTCTCATGGCAGGTCCGGCAGACACCCAGCCAGAAATCTTTGTCTAGGAGGAGCTTGCCTTCTCGGCGGCAGCGGTGATGGACGTCCCAGGCGCGCCGTCTATTGCAGACCTGACAGAGGTGATGCTTAGCCAGGAAGACTTTTTTCTCCCGTGAATACTCGGCTAGCTGGGCGCGGCGCTTGTCGCTGACTGGTTTCATACCAGAGCCGCATAGGGCACCGGTAGGGGCTCATTTAAAGGCCTCCAGAGGTGCAGCGTGTAGGGATGGTCATTGACATAGTCGGCCCGCGCTGGATGGAACTGCGCCACCCAGTCGTCGTCGCTAAAGAAAGCCTCTTTAACCCGGCACATCACGGTCCAACTAGGCAGCAAGCGCCTCTGGGCGTTAGAGATTGAAAGGTGCTGCCAGCCCATCCCGTCCGCTATCAGGATGTGCCACATCTCCCCTTCTAGGGGCACCAAAAATGCCCCGTTCCAACCGGCGGTTTCGTCTGAGCCATACTTGCCGGTCCTGATGCGCCACCGGTTGGCTCGGGAGAGTTTCTCTAGGCCGGTCATGCGAGTTGCTCGAGAAATTTGAGAGTGGCTTGGCTTGAGGCGCGCGCTTTGGCGACCCTGGGATGGCGGGCCTGTTTCAGGTTACCGGCAAAGACCACCGGGATGTTCCGGCGCTTAGGCCCCAGTGTCTTAGTCAGGGGCAAGTTATCGCGCATGGCAATGTACTCCTCGTGGGAAGGCAGCGGGAAGCGGTCCAGATGGAACTGCAAGAAGCTCCCGAAAAACTTCTGCTTGCCACCGGCCCCAGCCCGCAGCTTTTCCACTGTGTCTTTTCTCAAGACACAAGTGATTTGGACGAAGTCGTCCGGGTTCACCTTTTTGGGCCTGCCCGCGTTACGCCGGAAACCTCCGCGTCCGCTAGCCTTTTTCCTTTTTCCATTGGTTGACATATTCTTGTGTAAAAGACCCTCAAAGCCCCTGGGTCTGTAATATTCCCTGATTTGCCACCTCGGAGCAAGTAGCCAATACCGGAGGGGCGCGTGCTTCTGTCGAAGTGTGGAGTTCCACGGTTTTGACGTCTGGTCATAGCGAGGTTAGGTTCTACTCCTTATCTGGGTTTCCTGTAAGCATACAAGCGCCCCTGCTCGTGATGGAGCAGGGGCGCGCGCGCTTATAGATTTAGTTCCCTAGGCTGCTAGTGCCATCGACATTGACATTCTGAATGTAGGCGAAGTAGCCGATCATCAGGCCTGTGCTGCCAGTATCTACACTGGCAGCAAAAACGCCATCCTTGGTGCTGAAGACAGTGCTGCCATTCTCCAGCCGGAGGTAGTTCCAATTCGCCGAATTCTCTCCACTCATGTTAACGAGGATGTTGCGAACCTGCTCTGGAGAGAACGATGATCCTCGTTGGATCTCGAAATAAGCCCATTGGCAAACTCCGTTATCGAATCTGCAGTCCATGAGGTAGTTCTTAAGCAACCATTGGATCAGTCCTTTTTGCGTAGATGCTCCCGACATGCGGTAGTAATTAGCGAAGCTCTTATAAGGCCAGCCAATTCCAGGCATAGGTTGCTCTTTGGTTCCAGCCTGGGACACGGCTGCGGTCAATGTGAGGATCAGTAGCAATACTAGTTTCTTCATTTTCTTATCGTGGGTTTTTGGGTTTGTTGTTAGTCCAGGGCCGGGATATCGGCCCCGTAGTGAGTAAATCCGCAGTGTGGGCACGGCCAGTAGTAGACCGGCTTGGTGCCTTGGTAGACCAGCTCGCGCACGATGACCTCGGCGCAGTTGGGGCAATTGCCGGTCTCCTCAGCGCGCGGCTGATACTGGGGCGGGATGTCTCGGCCTTCTAGGCCATCAATGAATTCGTCTAGCTCGTGTAGTAGGTTCATATGGGTTAGGTAGTTAGGCCGCCTAGGAGGCTCCTAGAGCGTCCTAGGGGCATCCTGCCGCCTTAGCGGCTTCAACATCGGTAGTATTGGCAGGCCAAGTAGCCTTGTAATAGGCCATGATGAATTCTCGCAACGCTTGGCGAGTCCGCACGCCGCCACATCGCTTGAACGCAATGGTGTCTGGACGTAAGCCACAATAAAACTGACTGGGGGCTGCTAGGTCGACGTAGTATAGGTCGCCGTCCTGATACCAGTATCCCATAGGCGAATAATTACCGGAGTGCTTTCCGGTGCCCGGATAATTCGCGGAGGCGCTATCAGAACCACACACTGCGGCCAGCTGACGCGTGCCTGTTCGTAACACTACTCTTTCTTTGCCGTACATGATGCTCATAGGTGCTTGCTTTCAGGTTGTGGGGCGGCTCCTAGCGCCGCCCCTGGTTGGAGTTAGGCGAATACGAGTGTGGAAATAGGGAATAAGCCGTAGCGCTTGCCACCCAAAGGAGGAAAAGGCAACCGGCGCACGCGCGCAGGCATTTCAATCCAGACCATATCGTCGCCCTGGAGTTTCACGATTGGTGCGGTGAAGGTGATTACAGATCCGTTGCTATTTGAGATTGAGAACCTCGCTCTTCGTCCGATTAGGCTTGCTTGCATGCCTAGATACTCGTCCGTGCTAACGGATAATGCAAGTACTATTTCCGTTAGAGTAAAGAAAAGTGGGGAGCGCCTAGGTAAGGTGACCTATCGCTCCCCTGCGTGGGTTATCCGAGGAAACAGTCCGTTGAACGTACAAAACCTCGGTTTGTGTCAGCACTCGCACGCTTATCTAGACGCAAAGCTATTTGCTGGGCAGTTTGACTAGTTCCGCGCGCGGCGCATAACCGGCTCGGGCCGGAGGGGCTACATAAGGTGCTGGGACCGGCTGATTGGTTCCGGCATAAGCGCTAGCTGAGTCATGGTTGGCTCTCCAGCAGAACCATGTGCAGCTTGCAATGAGAGCTAGGACGACCCAGCCCCGGATCTTAGGCGGCAGGCAGGCAATTAAGCCAAAGAGCGCCCCAATGATAATCCCCAGGATCAGAAGCGGGTGGCTACCGTGAGAGCGAGGCATCGTTTCCACCTTAATCTCAGCAGGCTGCGGATCAGGCAGTCCTGTGACGTATAGATTCTCAAAGCGTCCCGTGTGAGGGTTCTGGACTTGGAGCATCTTATTCATTTAGTTCCTTTTTGCTTGCTGGACCCGGCCCCCCGCCATTCCACTTGGCGTAGAGGCCGGGTTTGCTGATGCAAGCAGCAATCTTTAGAAGGGACAACTGTCGTCGATTACTACCGGTGTGCTTCCTACTGGCCGTTCGACTTGGAAGACGTAATAGCCGTAATCGCCTTCTTCGCCGCTACCGGGATGGGTTGCGGCCAGGGCATTGGCTCGTGCGCGGCTCTGACACACTGCCACGATCTGGGTATTGATCTGGACAAAAGCGTCAGTGGCTCGGCAGTAGATATCAACCGGCACACACACAACATGATGGCCTGCCTTGGCGAGGCTATGGGCTCGGTGAAAGTGGTTGTTGCGGATGGCCAGCCTTTTGGCTTCGGCGTAGCAGTTTTCTAGTTCGGTTGCTGCGCCGTCTTCAAAGTCCCAGTGTTCTTGTTCTTGCATGTTCATATCTGCTCGGTTTTGACGATTTGCCAACCAAGTGCCGAGGCGCGTAGCTGAGCATCGGCCAGCGATTGGTGAAGCTCGACGTTAATGAAGCTTTTTTTGAGAAGCTTCGAAAAGACAAAGAAGGTCACCTTCAGGTGTTTTTGGGATTCCTGCATGCCAAGATCCTCGGCCCTATCGCTTGAAACGTCAAGTGATATTTCCGTTTATTTCATGCCTCTAAACAAAGAGCGATGACGCAAATCCAAGCGGCAACCATTAAGACGAGCAGGACTAGGGCGTATTCTTTCATGTCATCGCCGCTAAGTTTTCATGTAATCATTTCGTGAAATGTCATCAAAAAGATGCCCTTTAAACGCGCGAGGTTGCCCCAGGAAGCGTTGCGCACCAAGGCAGGTAGATTATGCCTGTTTTCATCAAAATGCGCTAAATCGCCAAATCGAGGGTTTTTCACGTTGTATTTCAAACAATTACTTGTCAGCCGATTTCTGATTAGCTGTCAGCTGTTGGAGTGCGGTCAGGAGCGGAATAACGCCTTTTGCGTCAATGATGACGTCGCCACTATAGTCTTGGAAACTGAACAGACTTTCGTCCCGATGTAAGTACGTAAAGGTCGTTTTCCGATTCTCCGGTTTTATTCCACTGGCCCGATAGAACAACTTTACCAAGTCGGTGCTGGCCTTGTTGCGCGCGTCCTTTTTGTCTTGAGCCGCTTTCTTCTCAGCCTCGGCTTTTTCCTTGAGTTCTTGAATCTCGGCGTATTCGCCTTGAATGCTGGCTGGGTCGAGTACCAGACGGTGCGAGCACTGCGGGCACTGACGTGCCAGCTGGCGCGCCACAGTTCCACGCGATGGCCGTGGAACTTCGCCGTAGCGTAGTAAGTGGGCTCGGGTTCCTGTTGGATAGGTGTTTTCATAAAGGAACGTACTCGTCTCCGACTTTGCGGACTGCGGTGAGGATATCATCGAAGCCCTCGCGACTGGAAAAGTAGCGGCGTCTGCCATCCAGAAATTTGATAGCTACTCCGTTGTAGCCAAACGTCTGGATCACCTCGGCTGCGACCGGCTTTTTGAACGGTGGATCATTCACCAGAACAAAGTCGCCAGGGCGCAGTTTTGCATGTAGTTGATCAAGCATTTTCATCGTGTATCAACTTCGGTTCTGCTTGCCAAGCTGAGCTTAATCGTAGATCCGGTAGACGGCAGCATAGCGCCGCAACTCTTCAAGAATCTGCTGGCCAATGGGCGTCCAGATATGGTCCTCGCCCTCAAAGGTTTTGAGTTCCTCAATGGCCTTTTTATCCATCAAGGACATGTTCTGTTCGAAGTGCTGGGCTTCGTAGCGATAGACGGCCCGGAGCTTGCAAAGCAAGCTCTCAAAGTCTTTGCCGATATTGCTCATTCGGCCACCTCCGAATACCAGCGGCCAGCCTCAAAGGCACTGTTAGAGCGGGCGCGCAGACGTTTGTAAAGGAGCGCATTCTTTTTGGTTTGGAACTTCTGGCATTCAGTGTCTGGGCCGTTTACGATCCAGCGCAGAGGTTTGTCATGCCAATCGCCCGCATGTTCAGGATGCTCGAGTTTAGAGACGGTGATTAGTGCTTGCATAGGATTAGGTGCTTTCAGCGGTTAGTCTGCGACATCAGCCTCGGTGCGAGTGCGAACCTCTTCGAGCGAGAGTGCATTCTCGATGCCTTGCAAATTATCGAATTGTTCTTGGAAAAGTTGGGCGTCAAGCTGTCGGCTTTTGATTTTGCGAGCCTTGCTGATAGCGACGTCGAGTTCATCTAATCTTTGAGTGACTAGGTACAGGAGGGTGGCAACTTGGTGATGGGTGAGGTTCATATCTGGGTTTGCTCTGCAGCGTGAGCGGCTGGAGCGTGCCAGCCGCCGGACGCTAAAGGCAGACCGGGATGTTCTCGGTGCGCTCTGTCAGCTGGCAATAGGCCTTGAAGAGTTGCTGCTCCAATTGATTGGCCCGCTCGACATCAGCCTCACGGTAATGATCCGGTATTCCGCTACGCGGATCATTAGCCAACTGGCAGAACGCGCCCAGGCTATAGTCCAGGCTGGCCAGCTCAGTGGCATCAACTTCGATTACTACGGTGCTTGCTTTGACGATCACTTGCATGCCTGGAGTCTCAGGCCTGCCAACGGATTTGTCAAGTGCTTATTCTTAAGGATTAAGCAGAATGGCGAACATAGCAACTTCGTTGACTTTGCCGTCGCGATTGGCGTCTCCAACAATCTGAATAGCTTCCTTAAAGGAATAGCGGCCAGCCTCGAGCACAGAACGAGTGTAGCCGGAGCTGCCCGGTTTCCACCATGCGCCGTGTTCCTCGGACCAAACTAAGAAAAGCGGATCAGGCGCGCTATACATCTTCGGCTTTGCGAATTGCGGCCTCGAGAACGGCGATCTGGATGTCGAGCTGGACTTGGGCATCAAGCAGGGCTTGTTCTTGCTCTGGAGTCGGTTCAGCATTCATAAAGTGTTCAAAATCAACAAAAACACGTTAAGAATTCTTAAGCTTTTCCTGGCAATAGATGCGCAGGAGCTGATCGATACACTCATCTGGACTGATGCGCCGGGTCCAGTGTTCCTCAAAAATGACCGCTGGGATCGTGCTGGGATCGAGATCAAAATCGCCAGGGTGCTCGTAGGTCCAGCCGCCGGTTAGCAGGCCATAGCCGGTTAAGGGGCAGTCGCCATTGACGCCTCTGATTTTGAATTGCGGATAAACGAATGGTTCGCGCAGAAGCGCGCATTCGTCGACCCAAAGCAGGTGCTTGCCTTCGACCGGATGAGCCATGACTAGCTCGCAGTCGAGGAGCTTGTGGACGGCCTCTTGATCGGCCCAGTCGACGACCAGGGCAAACATGGCGCATTTAAAGGGATCTATTAAGACAGCCTGAATCTTGACAGGTGGACTCTCAGCTGGTTTTCTTGGCGTTGTCGTAAGCATGCCTGAGGATACTGACAACGACCCAGTTTTGCACGCACTAAATGCGGCGCGCGACCGGCAGCGGACGAGCATAGTTCCTATGCGCCTGCCAGAACGCACAGAATTGGCTCCAGGCGCGCCAGCGCCACACTTAGGTCAACTTATAGCGGAGCTGGGGCCAAAACGGGTAGAACAGGCGCTCAAGGCCTGGGACATGCGCTTACAGGGCACGCCCATCTATGAGGTGGCGCACGAGTTTAACCTTTCGATAGAAGCAGCCAAAACTCTAATCAAAGAAGCTCACCATGCCGTCGCCGAAGACCTCAAAGACAACATTGAACAGAATCGTGCTTTGGATCTGGCACGAATTGATGGCCTTCTCACCACCTTCTATCCCGCCGCGAAAGCCGGTGACGACAAAGCGGCGACGATTACCTTAAAGTGTATTGAGCGCAGAGCGAAGTTGACCGGCACAGAGCCGGACGAGCGCAGGCCCTCTAATGAGCCCCGCAACGTGCTGGTATGGGTTCAGAACCAGTTGCCATCGATTAACCGGATAGTGGACAGCCTGCCAGTAGAACTCGCGCCAGGAGCACCGCCATGATGACTGAGGAGGAACTAATCAACATCCCCTATTTGAGGTTGCCAAAAGCAGTGCGGGAGCGAGCTAGTAAACGGTTTAACGAATTCTATGGGGAGCAGGATGGCAGAGATATTGAAACGAACAAATTAAAGCTAGCCCAGCTCTCTGTGTTCCGGCTAGTTATGCATTTTAACGGAGATGCCCAGGCTGCGATTAATTACGCCAGCCAAGCGGGACGCTATCCGATGGAATTGATAGGCGATTGCGCAGAGGAGTGGGAACGGATTGTGGAGGAGCTAGGGGCGGAACTGTTAAATCCCTCCGCTGGGTTGATTGAACGAGGCAAGCGGATTCGGACCCTCCTTTTAGAGGAGATAAACAAAATTGGTTGGACACCAAAACAGTGATCACAACTGATACATCCAAGAGAAGTTCGAACATCGCACAGGTAAGCTACGATGCGGCTAATCAAGCCCTGGAAGTGACCTTCAAAAGTGGTGGCCGCTACCGGTATCACAACGTGGACCCCAACACGCATGCCAAGTTCCTGGCGAGCGAATCCTTGGGCCGCGCGTTTAACCAGATGTTCTGGGGCAATAAATTGCATCCATCGCAGAAGCTCGAGCCGACTGCGCGCGAGAAGAGCGGCCCGCCAACGGATACGCCGGTTGAATGAGCCTATACGACATGCGCTGCGACCAGTGTGGGGAAATAGAGCCTGCTCTATTTAGAGCCAAGGCGATGGGTGAACTTAGCCCGACTGGTTGGTGGTGCGAAGCGTGCTTGCATGAGGCGGGCCAGGACTTGGACGAGGAGACCTTGAGATTAGTGAACATTTTGAAGCGGCGAAACCCACGCGATGAGCATTGATGTTGAGAGCTTCGCGCGAGATGTGCAGGCCTTGGTTGAGAGCTTGGAAGAGCTAGCTTGCCAGGAGCCAGAGAAATACTTTCATACGCCGTATCAAACGTTACATGACCGTCTCGCGATGGCCTTAGAAAGCTACAACAATGCCCGCACCAATCGACTTCCCCAGCCACATCAAGAACCTCCGCAAACTGGTAAAGTCGATAGCGGAGGAAGTGGACGAGACGCATGCTCATCCGGCCTTTGATGAGGAAGTCGGCCTGGAGCCGCACCAGCGAGGCACAGAACCCGACCACGATGAGATGCATGCGAACTTGGTGCTCGCTTACCGGCACCTGGAAGACGCGGCGATGCGCCTAGGCAAAGCCATCCAGGCCTATGATGGAGGCAAGAGTGTATATGACAGCTAGCGAGTTCAGCTTAAGCCCAGAACAGCGCGGGCAATTAATCCAGATGTTACGCCGGGTGATTTCGCGGCAGATGCAAGACAACTGGGAGAGTTTCGAACATTTTGAGCTACTGATGTGTGCGCTAGTGGCCGCGTACAAGGATGGGATGAGGCCGGAACATACGGGAGAGCTATTCGTAAAAGACTGGGGCATCGACCGGGAAGTAATGATGGTGGCCTTAGCCACAACAGCGGCGCAGGTGATAGAGGTGCAGCGCAAAATGGCAGAGCGAAATTAGCAATGATCCCTGAACTGAGTTGGACCTGTCACATCTGTAAGAGAGAGCGGCCCGATGCGCTGATCGCGGTAGTGACCACAGATTTGAGTAGTGAGCGGGGACTCGAGGCTGGCACCTTAAAGCAGAATGTGCGTTACTGCGCAGGCAGTAAGGCCTGCAAAGAAGCGGCTAAAACCTACCGATTCTTGAAACAAGTATGAGCGATGAACCAATGAAGAATGCAGTACCGGACGACCCCAGTCACGGTGGGGCGATAGTTCGCGGAGACCCTACAGTGGACACAGTGGAGCTACTAGCCGACATCGGCAGTCAATGCCGGTTCATGGGTGCGATCCTAAAAGACATCCAGAACCAGTTACTGCGCCTGGAGCGGCTGATCACCCAGGAGCCGAGCCCTTACCAGCATCAGTATCCCAACCAGAGCCAGGAACAACAGAACCTCTCCGGCCTCAAGGCCCAGCAAGAGGCCCTGCAACAATTCGGCAAATTCAACAAATGAGCACGACCATTGTGTGTGAGCGGGTTAAATCCCACCTCAAGCCAGGGAGTGATTCGAGCTATCGGAAATGTGACGAGTGCGGGGAAATGATCTGGCTCGCCTTAGATAGTCCCAAGCCGGACCAGCTATTGTGTGTAGAGTGTTTCAAGGAGGCTGAAGAGATGGATAAAGCGATCTTTCACCTCTCAGAAGAGCACTTATGATCAGTGACAGCCAAATCGATCAGTTATTCGAGGAATTCCTAGAGAGCCCAGAGCTCACAAGCTGGCGCAGCGATCTCAGTGGCCGGGAACACTCAGAGGCCACCAGACTCTTCCGCGTCGCTGTCCTCAAGGCTATCGCCATCGATCTGGCCCAGCACGTGACCTCAACTGGCAACGTGAGGGTGACAAACTCGCACGCCGCCGAGTAAACAAGAGATGTACGTCAAAGGACAGCGCAGCTTCTTAAAGCCCTGCCTCATCTGCCGCAAGCCTTTCCGGCGCAGCCCAGGTCGCGGCAATCGCTACTACTGCAGCCGCCGCTGTTACAAGATCTTTTGCAAGCTCTGTGCCTTCACGCTTCAGAACGATATTCTTAGGAGCAAGATTCTCGAGCACGCAGCTTCACAGATCGATCTCGCCGCCTGACTGAGCGGCCCGCAAACGGGCTCTAGCCTCGTCTATGCGTCGCTGGGCAGCGCGGATATCGGCCATCCAGTCCAGAGGGGCAGGCTTACCGAACTGGCTATGGGTTTGCATGTGGTGCAGGTGGCAGAGCCGCATGACTCTGGCCGGGTCGGCGTAGTCGATGTGGTGCAGCTCGGCAGGCTTGTCGTCGCAGATCTCGCAGGCGTCTGGCGGATCGATCTCGTCCTGGGCGATGAGCTTGCGTGTGACGTAGCGAGCGTGAGCTTTGGCTTTGCGGTTCATAAGGTGACAACAATAACAGTCATGTAAAATAGAGTCGCAACTCGTTGTTGTTCAATCACTTAGTGTTTCGAGCTTGTGGAACATTGGCAGCGTTGTTCGCATGTTATCAAGCGTGGAATGTTCCACAGGCCCTCCCTGCCTAGGGATGGTCACCCTCCTGGCATTGTTTGAGCATTACCGGCCCCCCATTGCCCGCTGCAAAGAGGGCCAACCCGAACGCGCCACCCACGCTGAAGCTCTGGCACATTTTTTAAAAAGGGTCCCATCTACTGAGGGTGGTCGTACTGGCATTATAATTACACATAACGTATAATGTGGTATGAGCAAGAGTGAAGAGGAACTGAGGGCGAAGAATCGGGAGCGGCAGAGGCGGTGGCGAGAGAAGCATAAGTGGTTAGGGGAGCAGCGGCGGTTACGGAATTATGGGAGTTCGAAGGCGCAGCTAGAAGTTACACATAACGCCATTCCGATCTGGGTAGATGATCCTGAGAGTGGGGAGCGGATGAAGGTATGGGTAGATGGGAGGACGCGCATTGGGAAGGTGGTGCTTAGTCTTTGGCGGCAGGTGCACGGGCTGGAGCCAGTTACCAATAACGAATCCTCGCAGGGGGTGGAGGTGGAGGGGTTCTAGGATGGACTTTGGCTCTGACCGCTTTGTTTACGCTCCCGCGTAGCCTTCAAACTCCTGGCTGAAGTCTTGTATCAGTTTTTCTTTTTCTTTCTCGGTCATAAAAAGTTTTTGGGAGCCGGGATTCCACCGGCCAGAGGATCGTTGTCCGTTACGGCGGTAAACTATAGGGAGAGTTTTCCGCAAGGGTTCTCTGTCAGCTGACAGCTGATCCCAAAAAAGGGTTGTTTTATTTGTCGGGATAGGGCGGGTGGGCATCAATCCAACTGTTCAGATCTCTTTGCCACTCTTCATAGGTGGCACTGGTTGGATCTGGCGGAGTCGGATCTGGCGGAAGAGGTTCTCCTCCTTGCAAGGGATGGGGATAAGGCGCTGGAGTGTAACTGGTTAGTTGCAGCGATTCATAGGGCGCTGGATAGCTGGAACTCGAGGGTGCCCCTGGTGCCGGATAGCTAGTCTTAGTCGTAGAGTCCGGCGCTTTAGTCCAATAGTCCCGGCCTTCCTTGATGTAGAAAGGATCGCCGTTGTTAGCATTGGAGTTGCCGAACTTCCCCACCCCTACCTTGTTATTGGGTTGGCCATTAAGGGTGTTGTTCCAGATAAAGGAGGCATTGATCTGATCCTCGCACGGCCACTGGGTAGAGCTGCGCTGCGGCACTCCCGGCGTGTTATTGGGATCGCATTCTTCATCGCGGAAGTCGACGATGTTAGGTGTCGAGCCATCCTTGGTAGTAAAAGTGTTATCATGGATCAGGTGCGAGCCCCCGCGCAGGTCCATTAACTGGTAGATGTTCCCGCCCAATTTCACCTCGTTCCCGTAGAACTCGAATCGCGAGGTCCCCCGGTAGTTATTCGCACCTTGTTTCCAGATCGACTGGTTGCCATGGCAGTCGACCGGCCCCGTAATTCCATTGGGCGCGCCTGTGCCATCGATCTGGCAATGCCGTAAAACTGATCGACCACCCATGTCATGATAGGTCACCCAGGGTGAACCAGGGTTAGACTTGATGGCATAGCTGAAAGTACAATCCTCGGTGAAAGGGAAATTGAGCGACCCAGCCTGATAATCTTTTCTGGCCCAGGCCCCGTCGCCCAGATCCCCAGTGAAGCCGCCGTAAATGATGACGCAGATCCAGATATCCTTAAAATGACAGTGATCGCATAGGCCGTATGCCCCGCCTTGCCACCAGACTGTCTGACATCCTTGATCGAAGTAACAGTTATCTATCCTGATCTGTTTCAGAGGCGCGCCGCTCTGCGGCCCCTGTATGACGACCGCCGCATGGTTACTCGTACTCCCGTTAGGCTGAACTAGCTTAAACCCGCTTACCCGCACCGGCACATCGCTCTTAGGCTTCAAGGTGAAAAACCCAGTGTTCCCATCCGACCAGCCCCTGGTGATAATCGAGGAAGAATTCCCCGGCCCTTTGGCAGGACTCGCTGGCGCTGGGCTCGAGGTCCCTTTTATCGTCAGAGCCTTGTCCACAATCACTCCTTCAGTCCACGTCCAACTTCCTCCAGGGATAACCAGAGTATCACCTGCACTAGCTCTTCCAATCGCATCTTTCACCGTGGCTTGTTTGCCATCCGGTAAATTTGTAGTGGTGGCCATAGTTTGTTCTTCTAAATATTGTTTGAGCTGTTCCTCTTCTTCTCTATCCATTTTTATAATTCCGGTAAACCTTGAACTCTGTCCCCCCGATCTCAAAGTCTTCGGCGCTAGTGAATAGCCTAGAGTTCTCAATCACCTGAGCGTGCAGCGGCGTGTTATACAGAAACCAAACCTTGCGGGGATGCCGTGCGAGCGACTCACGCAAGTTGGCCATGAATTGCTCCATCACAACCGCGTCAAAGGGATTGAAAGCATAAAAAACAGAGTGCTCCGCTGGAATCTGAAAAAGGGCGGCGTCTGCTTCTATCACTTCGAACTGGGAAGTAATTTTAGTCAGCTGGCGAGTAAAGAACTCCACGTTCGCTCGCGCGATCGCACAGAGCTTGGGCGAGAACTCTATCCCCACAACGTTCTGAAACCCAAGCTGGGCGGCTAGCAGTAACACCCGGCCCTTGCCTGAGCCTAAGTCGATGAATGTGTAGTCGCGGGGCAGATCTAGTTTGCGGATCAGTTTTTGCAACGGCCTAGCCTTGGTCGCCCGGTAGCCGACCGCGTTCGCATCGTGTTCGCTGTTTGCACCCAGATCTTCTGTCCAGACCCAGCGCATGGTTTCGGTCCCGTACCAGACATCAAAGCACAGGTCGATCACCGCACTGCCAGCGACTTTACCGGTTCTGACTAACCCTCGGCTTGAGATGCTTCGACATGCCCACCTAAACAAAGGGAGCACGCTAGTTATCCCTCCAGAATCGCTGCAGACGCTTCCAAAGGCTTGCCCTGGTAGATTGTACCTCTTTTGGGCTAGGATCGCTGCTAGGGGCCTTTGCGGCGGTCCAGTGGTACTTAAAATCACCGGGCCATAGGTCGTAGTAGCCGGATGTGTCCCCTTCAACGTTGAGCCTGATGTTCTGCTCCGGGGCCACCACCGGCTGATGGCCGTCTAGCGGGCCACCCACAAACTCTGTCGGCGTCCAGGCGCGCACTTCTGGGTTCTGCCGGTAGCCAGCTGGCATGATGATGCCCTGCACCGCCTCGCCGGTGACGATCGGACAGTTGGTGTAATGACCATCGGGCCAGGAGCCCCCGCACACCTGACAGTGCGGGCCGGGACCCTCAGGAATGTGCCAGAAAGGATTATCCATTGTTCTCCTCCTTTGGCGTCAGCGCCTCTTCCAGACGGGCCAGTCTTTTCTCTAGCTGCTCCACCTGTACAATGTGGATTTTTAAGAGCTGCTTTACCGTGTCGATGGCTTGGATAGTTTGTTCCCGCATCTGCCGCACCTCGCGTAAGACTGAGTCGTTACTCATGGCCCCATCAGAATGTGAAAATCAATGGCCGCGTTGAGCAGGACGGCAATCCAGCTCTGTATCCCCGGCTCGCCGTTGACCCCGCTCTCCAGCTTCAGACACTTACTCTCCTCTCCCGCTTCGCGGATAATGTTCCAAGCCCAGAGCTTGACCGGATGCTCGCTGCCGAAACCGACCATGCAGAAGACCGTCTCTCTGCGGTCAGGCCGGTCCGCGGGCCGCACATTGACTTTGTGCGCCTTGCGCTCTTCCGGTGTCGCTGTTGCCGTCCAGGCCTCGGAGAGAAAGCTCCAGGCCCGCGCCCCATTGGACGCAATGCGCTTGCCCACCTTCATCACCATCTCCTTTTTCTCCTGGTCATTGGCCCAGGGACAGACAATCACATCGACCGGCATATCGCCCGAGGGCCGGATCTCCTCATCTCCGATCACACAGATGGTGGGCGGCATCGCTTTGGTTGTGCCTGCCAAAGTGGCGGCGGCGTAGTCATGGGAGGCCGTCGCTAAGAAATTAACTAGCTTCTCGTCTACGGGTTGCGTGCTCATTCAACCCTTGGTATATCATACCCACCCATGGGCCGTCCACCAATAGGAAAAGAAAAGCTCGCCGCGCATAATCGCGCCCAGGTCAAACGCTGGAAAGAGAAGAACCCTGAACGGGTCAGAGCCCAGAAGCAAAGAGCCACGACCCGCAAACGGATTGAGCGGGCTCAAGAGAAAAGAAGAATGGACCCGACCGGCGAGCTTGCATATGGCCCGATTGAAGGTGTAGACACGGCCCCGGATGCAAAAGAACCCGATCTCCCTGACTCTGGCCCTGACCCAGTTGCTAGAACTGGAGAAGGACATTCAACACGTACGCCCGATAGGACCTCTGAGCGCCCACCTCCTATGGACCATCCACAAGTATCTGCGAGTACTCATCATCCTCTATCGGGACGCCCTGGTATCATCGAACCGGCTGGATTTGCCGATGAAGTCCAAAGACTGGGCGACTTCTACGCCCTCAAAAGTCTCCATGATATCAGGGCCCGACTTGAGGGAAAAACTCCGCCGGGGATCGAAGTAGAGCTTTAGCTCAAGCCCATGTTGTGCTGGCTGGACATGCCCATGGAACCGATCACCGTGTCAGGCAAGTTATCGCTGATGCCGCTCGTGATACGAATGTTGTAGGGCCCGGAGGTCGAGGGGAAGCTCATTGCCCTCAAGTTGTAAGGCGGCTGACCCACCCTCTGGGTCCAGGCCGAAGGCATCGGCTTCATTGGCTCGCCACCGGGCCCCCGCACGAAACTAGGATAGGGCTGGGAAGGCCGGAAATGGACTGGCTGGACGTTCTGAGGGGCAGGCCTGGGTCTTTGTACCCGATCGACGCACATCGTGGCTCCTGGGGCATTGTAGGGGCTTGGCCAAGTCGTCTGAAAGGGAGCCGGTTTGCAGGGGCTCGCCTTCCAGCCACTGAACTTCGCGCAGCCGGAGTAGGGACTTTGGTAGAGGACCGACTGGATCAGGTTAATTGGCATCTTCGGCAAGGGCCCGGACTAGGGCTTTAAGGTGATCTTCTTGGAGTGTGAGCCGCTTGCCCATCACCCGCATGATCTTGTTCATCGTCTCCTGGGCTTCGAACAAAGTCTCCACCTTCTTTTCCAGCGATTCAATCCTCGCCAGTATTTCATCTTCATTCGGCATTTACAGGCTCCGCTCTTTTAACGGTGACGTGTTTTTTCTCTTTGTCGTGGGGACCGTACTTTTCGTAGTACCATTTCTTCTGGCCGTCCACGATGTGCCAAAGCTTCTTTCCCTCTTGGCTCTCAGCCTTGGGGCGATGATGCGGCTTCGTTGGGACCGGTGTGGGGCTGGGCGCTGCGGGAGTTGGTGTCGCAGCGTCCAGGCGTAAGTAGCGGCTGGCTGTCCAGTAGGTCGTAGGGTTATCTAGGAAAGTAAATTCTGCCGGGTTATCATTGTTGCCCGGAGTGATTATCCACACCGGACGCTCCGCTGTGGTGGCCGCACTGACGTGGCCCACCTTTACCAATTGATCCAGCGAGTCATCTTCCTTTAGTATTCGGAAAGAGCGCGCCTGCTCGAAGGTGATCTCTGAGTCGTAATAAACTGCGCCCTCTAACAACGTTCCGGCCTGGGTACCATCCTCCTCCTTCGCCAAGACCGGCAATGCTAAAGCCAAGAGAAAAGCGAAAACCTTGACCATAATTTCCTTGCTTTAAGCCCAGCATTTGCCTTATTCAAGGCTAGAAGCGAAAACGAGCGATTGTTAGCGATTAAGGTCAAGAGGCGAGCCACGCAAGGCTCGCCTCTCTTTTTCCTGTCAAGTGCTCATTTTCTCCGAGGGGGCTCGCGCACCTCTCCCAGGGCAACTTGGAAAACTAACATTTTCATTATGGTAAACTATAGGATGACAATCTTAGATAAGCCCATTGTTAGGAAGACCCGGCGCAACCTGATGCATTACAAACATCCCTTAGTTGTAACGCTAGAACCGGGCGATCTCCTAACCATCCGCGAACATAGATGCAAGCGGTTAGTTTATATTGACCTGCACGCCCTTTACGTTGAGGCCCTGCGCAGAACTATCGCCGCCGAAAAGCGGGAGAAGAAAAAGCAGAGGAAGAGAAAAAGTTAGGGCCCTGCGGTTAACAGGGCCCTAAGTGCTCAATTATGCCTACAAAGAAGTTCCTTAGCCTAACAAACTTTAAGGCATAGGCTCAGAGTGTCAAGCTTGGTTAGGAACTCGGCGTGGGAGTCGGCACGTTCGGAACCCCGACTACAATCCAGCCAGTGGTGGGACTCCACGCACTCTTCCACTCGATTAGCTTTTCCCGTTCTGGCGTTTCTCCAGGCGGATTGGGCCAGACGGTGGGTGGGATCGGATGCGATACCCAAGGTGGTGCGCCTGGAGGCACCTGTTCAGGCGGAATGACGATCGGAGGCATAGCCACCGGAGGCCAGCCTGGGATTGGCTGTGGTCCCGGCCCGCCAATGTCTGGATAGGGCGGCGAACCACCATTTCCTGGCGGCGTTGGCCAGATCCCTGGCGGGATAGGATGCTCAGGACGAGGCGGTGGTCCTCCAGGGGCAATCGGATGAGCCGGATGCCCAGGGCTAGGCCAAATCCCCGGAGGTTGCCCCGGTTGCCCCGGCGGCTGTGGCCAGATCCCCGGTGGGATTGGATGTTCAGGATGGCCAGGAGCCCACGGTGGTTGAACCGGCGGCGCACCGCCGGTCAGCGGAGTAATTAGAGCAAGGAACGGTTCCATATAAGAGTTAGCTCTCCCGATCCCTCTCCTCATGTCAAGCGCTATCTCCTATTTTTTAGGCAACGATAGCCAAAGGCTTAACTCCGTTCATGGCGATCAGGGAATATCCATCTAACTCCCAGTCGTTATTGGCAATTAGTTGCTTGTAATACTTGGTCCGGTAAACCGTCGCGTGCAGAATCGTGTTCGAATGGTTAGCTAACCAGTCCTGGCGCGCATTGGTGTACTGGCTGATCCATTTCTTTTCGTCGCCCCCATTAGCCGGTGTCTTTTCGGGGAACCGGTTGCGGATAGTGGATAGGATCGAGCCCGAATGCAGGTAACTGTCACAGATTACTAGAAAGGAGAGCGGCAAAGTAAAGCCCTGGTCCGTGCCCCACTTGATGCCAGGAGCTAGATAGAACTTATCGAACATTTCTTCCTGCACCTTCTGCATCACCGGGTCAGCGCCCGCCTCTTTTAAGAGGTTAATAAACTCGGCATTATTAACCAGCGTTGCCTCCCGCATCCTGCCGACAAACTTACTTATGTTAGCGCTGAACCTGCCGGTGCGCTCCGCGTAAGACGCCACCACCGGCCCCAGGTTGCCATACTGGGTGAAGCCGATAGAGAGCGTGATCTGCCGGACGTTGTTAGGGCCGTCCGCATAGATATAGACGGCCCCGTAGGCTATCTCTTGCCTGCCCTGTTCGGCCACGATCAGCACATTGCGGATCTTGGCTACTTCGTTTGATGGGATCATAGATCGCCCGGCGGCAGGTTCTTGCGGTTCACCCAGCGCATCATCCATTCCTGATTGGCTTTTAATTCAGCAATAGCCTCTGCATTCTTGCGGTTCTGTTCGGTGTCATTGCTCTCGTGTTCCACGATCTTATCCAGCTGGGCCAAGACCTTATCGACTTCGTGACGGGTCGCCCCGGTGCCGCTTTTAGTGGCAAAGAAGTTGCCTACTCCAGATAATAGGACCAGAGCCAGCGTGCCCAGCTTAACTACATTGTCGCCGCCAGCGGCAATGGAGGTTAGGAGGGCAAGTTTACCGTTTTTCTTTTCGGTCTCAGGATTATCCACTTTGCGGCAAGGGCCATGTTTGCTGGGCACTAAAAATGTCAGTCATGTAGACCGGAGGAGGCAGATAATCGACCTGCGGGCCTGGAGGATAGATGGACAAGTAAGGTGGCATAGCCCAGGGGCCTTCCTCTGGGCTGTAAGCATAGCTTTGATAGACGATGCGGCGAGGCACGTTAATCGCCTGTTGTTGGTTCTGCCCGCAATATGGATCGACTGGACTCATTTAAACTTCTTTAAGGTCTCAGCTAACCTTGCCCGCTGGCCGACCTTGCCTCCTTTTTCTGCCGCTTTAGCTAACTTTTTCGCCGGGATCTTCTGACCCTGTTTAACTCCTAAGTCTTTATGCAAAGCCCCTGGTTTCTTAATCGCACCCTTGATCCAATTCTTAGCCATAGTGTCTCCTACTTGGTTGGTGAATAGATCGGCGGTTGCGTGAGACCCACGGCCAGGGGCACCGCATAGGCGTTGCCGGTGTTGTTATCCAGAATGATCAGGTTGTTGCCCTGGATATACATTCGCGCCTGAGCCGGAGGAGGCCCTGGTGTCACCGGAGTATTAACTCCGGCATTGATCGTGCCGACCTCGCCCGTGCCTTTGGGGCCGTAGCCTGTTCCGGCATAGGTACTGAAGGATCGGGAAAGCGCCGGGTCAGCGGCACCGCATCCGCCTTCCCATGGAACTGGAACTGATGGCATAATTTTAGGGACGAAATGTCTGGTTAATTTGGCTTGTCTGAGTTTGTCCGTTGTACCTAGGAGGATAGAGCCCTGGCCCGTCTTCAAAGACTGGAGCCGGAGCTGGCGGGCTAGCCGGGAACTTGATCGGCGTAAAGGGTGGATTGATTCCGCCTCCGCCCCCCGGTGGATTTGGAGGCGTCACCGGAATTAACGGATGAGGATAAACGTAAGGCGTGTAGCTGGTCAGCTGCAGATTAGCGAATGGAGCCGGATAGCTGGCATTCGATTGGCCAGTCGGTGCGGGATAAACCGTGGTCGTTCCAGCGGCAGGAGCCTGGGTCCAGAAATCCCGGTTCTTCTGGATATAGAAAGGATCTCCGGTCGAAGCATTACTGTTGCCAAAGGTGCCGACTCCGATGTCAGTATCCTGCTGCGCACGTCCTTTGTAGGTGTTGTTGTAGATAAAACTCCCCGTCACTTGGTCTTCGCAAGGCCAGTGGACCGGGCTCCTGACATTAGTGCTGAACGGGACCGAGGTTGAGTCATCCTCTTCGTCTCTGAAATCGATTATATGCGGGCTCGACCCATCACAGATATAGGTGTTGTCATGGATTAGGAAAGAGCCGCCGCGCGCATCGATTAGCCGGAAGCTGTTATTGACGTGAATGAGGTTGTTGTAGAACTCAAACCTGATCGTCCCCCTGTAATCGTTAGAGATGTTAGCCCAGTAGCTCTGGTTGCCGTGAGCATCGACCGGCCCTTCCATTGAAGCCGAGAATGCGCTCGAATCGATGGTGCAATGGCGCAGCACACTTCTGCCGCCATACTCATGGTAAGTGACCCAGGGTGAGCCTGGAGCCGCGCCGAATGCATTATTCAAGGTGAAGGTGCAATCCTCGGTAAAGACAAAGTGAGACCCACCGGCCTGATAATCATTTCTGCCCCAGGCAATGTCGCCGAAGTCGCCGTTGCCGCCGAAGATGTGGACTCCGACCCAGCAATTGGTGAAGGTATTGTGATCATTGACTCCGTAGGCGCGGCCTTGCCAGTTGATAACATACTGCCCTCCATTAAAGGAGCAGTGATCGATCCTGATCTGGCTCCAGAGAGGGGCGGCATTACCGGCGTTGGTGATATCGATGTCGCTCGTGATGTTAGATGGCTGCATCACCACGTTGTCAAAGAAGATGCCTGTCACCCTGACCGGCACATCGCCGGGAAGCCCCGTGATATTAATCAGGTCCCCGTTAAAGCCGGTTTGCCGGACGATCTTAGTGGAAGTCCCGTTTCCTTGCAGGGTCAGGGACTTATTGATAGTCAGTGTGGAACCCCAGGTTGCTGTCCCCGGAGGGATAACAATAGTGTCGCCGGGATTGGCTGCGCCTACCGCAGCATTAACGTCTGCGTAGGCAGGAGAATTTGCAACGGTTGTGCTCATACTATCCTTGGAAAACGAGGTCAACCATGTAGTTGACGCCCGCCTGTTGGTTAGCAGGATAGCCCAGGACTCCTGCCGTTGTATCAAACTGGCCTGCACCGGCTGGAGCCTGGAGCACTCCGGTTGTGATCGGCGGGTTAGTGGAATTGTAAACAAAGGCCCCGTCTGGGATAAACATCGAGATGAGATACTGGGTGTTGGCCAAGATCGCGATGGGGCTTGCGAAATTCATTTGCTGCCAGCCACTGGCCGACTGGCCGCTAAAATTGACCTGACCCAGCTTTGAATGGTTGCTAACCAGCCAGAGTGCTCCAATTTGAGTTTGGAGGGTTGAAGCCGGTGCCCGGTAATAGCGCACCGCAATCACGTTCCCAGGTATTGTTGTCTGGAAGATGATCCCCACGTTAATGTTGGCCTGGGTGTTAGTGGGATGATCCGGCGTCAGGCTGGGTAGGAACAGCGAATAGTTCTGTACTGGCCCTCCGCCCCCTCCTACGCTACTGAATCTGTAAGCAGGACCCGCGTGACTTAAATCCAGTTTCCCGTCCACTCCGTTTAAGAAGATGGCGTCCTGGCCGACTCCTAAGCTCCCGATCCAAGCTGGTGAAAGGAGAATGTTAGGAGCCCCCGGCTGATTGGTCATGCCGGGAAGCGGGTTAGAGGTCAGCGTGAAAGGATCGAATCCTTGTTTAAGAGCCCTCACTGTGTCATGGGCACTACCGTTGCCTGCTGGAGTCAGGTAACCGGCGGCGAGCTGCTGGCCACCCAGAATAGTTAGCAAGTCCTGCAGTGTGTTCATTAGTTTCCTAGGCCTCCAATAACTCGGGTTGGCGTAACCACGGTGCCTAACCCGTCGATATAACTTCCAGCCGGGAAAGTGCGCCCCGGCGCGGGTGTCCCGGCAATTGGCCCGACTTCCCATCTGGTCACTGGATAGCCCCCGCTAGGTGGTGGCCAGACAGGAAAAGGCGGCAGGCCGGGTTGACCGGCTGCTGGCGTAATTTGACTAGACATAAGTTTAACTCCCGGTTGATCCCGGCCCCATGATCGGCGGAGGCTGGATCTGGCTGATTGAAGGCGAAGCTTTTAAGGGGCCCGTCTCCCAGGGCCGGTTGTCCGGCGGCAGATGCTGAGGCTGGTTCTGGCCGTTTTTACCGATCCCGGCGCTCTGCGGATACTTGATCCCGTTAAAAGGCGGGGGCGGCTGCACCGTCGAGATGTTAGCCGGTTGTGGGCTCCCGTAGGGATAAGGGTTAGTGATCGGGCCTAGTTCAGTGCCCGGAAAGGGCGCACCGCCGCTGGGTGGAGGCCATACCGGAAAAGGGGGGGGCACAAAGGTCGTTGCCTCGATTGTAGGATCTTCATTCATAAAGAAAAAGCCCCCACGACGGCACGCTCGTGCTATCGTGGGGGTGAATAATATGCGGGTTGAACTTAGCGCTCTTCCTGAGCGTTTTCGAGAGAAAATTTCTGTCCAAAGTGATTGTTGGATTTGGATCGCCGCGTTGGATCGCGGCTACGGTGCGTATGGTGTGCCCAAGCCCAACCAGCAGTATTGGAGAAAGGTTAAAGCCCATAAATACTGTTGGGAATTTTTCTTTGGTCCAGTTCCAGATGGATTCGAGCTTGATCATGTTTGTAGGAAACGAGCCTGTATTAACCCACAACACCTGGAGGTTGTGACGCATCAAGAAAATTGCATACGTGGTGAAGCAGGTAACCAAGAAAGAAGCAAGACGCATTGCCCAAAAGGACATGCTTACACGCCTAACAACACCCGGCTTAAGAAAAGATCTGGCAGTGAGCGACGATACCGTCAGTGTCGAGCATGTTATAATGAAGCTAGGCGTCAGCATAGGTCTGGCTGGGTTTCATAGTGTTTTAGTGGCGGAATTTTTGCATTGCTTCCGGGTACATCGCACAGAGGACCCGGAACACATCGCGGAAAAAGCTTTCGGTTCTGCCAAAATAATCCAGGCTCACGTCTGAGTCCGAACTCGCGGCCCAGTTGGTCCAGAACTGGGCGAAATCATCGTCAACCCCAGAGAACTTTTTTAGTGGCACTCTGCTTCTCATAGGTTACCAGCCGGTCTCGTTTTTAGGAATAATGTTCAATGACCCAGATGCCACCGGAACCGCCATTAGAACCACCTGCACCGTTAGTACCCGCAGCTCCTGCGGGACCAGCAGCACCTACTGAATATGCATAAGTCGCTAACGGCGCACTGATGATAGCCATGACGCCACCACCAGCTCCACCAGAGGCACCACTTGCTGTACCAGCGGCATTACTCGCTCCAGGACCACCTCCTCCGCCACCGGTATTGGGTGCGCCAGCACCCCCTGAACTATTTGCACCACCGCCCAAACCGGCACCACCCAAGAATGATGATCCGCCGTGACTGGCTGGTGGATAGTCACCACCGCTAGAAAAAGACCCACAGCCACCCCCGCCCGTAATAGCAGTTCCAGCAGTACCCGCACCTAAAGATGCCGTGCCGCCGCTGCCACCCGTTGAAAATCCGGCACTTGCCGGTGGGTTGCCGCCACCACAAGTAATCAGTGATGTACCAAACGTCGTAGTGCCACCCGCACCGCCATTAGTCGAACCGCTGGACCCTGAACCCGCTGATCCTGCACCACCACCGACCGCACGGACTTCCAGCCATTTCACTCCGGCGGGCGTAGTGTAGGTGCCGCTAACAAAACCCCCGGTGCCGGTTGCTGTCCCGGCATTCAATGCGGTACTGACAGTCGGAGACTTAGGTGCAGGCACCAGAATCTTACTATCGCTCCCGAGCGTAGCCAGATTCCCGGCATCGGTGCTGACGGCAGTGGGACCAGGAGGACCGGTAGGACCGGCACCACCAGTGGCACCCGTTCCTCCGGTTGCCCCCGGTGTGCCGATATCGCCGCCGGGTCCGACTCCGGCTCCGGTGTTAACTATTGTGCCTGGAACAGCTGCTGGCATTAGACAATTCCTCTCACAACGATTGAACCGATTGCGATGTTGCCGCTAGAGAAGATAATCTGCATGGCATTAACTAGCGTTAAGCTGAAATCTTGACCTGCGAATGCCCACCGAGTAATTCTCCCGTTTGTGGTTGCGTAACCTTCCGCTTCGCCTAGCCAAGAAGCTGGCTTGGTCCCATCCGAGGGGAAAAGTCTCATACTAATTTGTCCTGAGTGATTCGCATTTCTCATTCCAGACGAAATACGCATGTAAGTTCCGGGAGCGGCAGCAGAAAAGCCTACCGTAGTGGCCGCATTATCAAAGATTGTACTGTCCCAATAAGACGCAATAAAAGTTGAGCCTCCATCACCGGAGAGCTTCATCTGTAAAGATGCCGCATCGGTAACCGGCATAAATCCGTAAAGATCAATGTCGAAAAGGCGGTAGCCGCTAGGTAAGAGAACCAGCTGAGTTGCTACAGCCGAAGAGATATCAATCGCGCCGATGATCACACTTCTGCTTCGCCCAAGGGTGCGCCAGTTAGCACCATCAGAAATGATCGTGCATTCTTGGCCTGGGAGAAGGAACTGGCTGGTTAATCCGTCAATCGTACCCGAGGGCGGCGTTAAGGTAATTGTTCCGGTTGTGCCGCTGATTCCCTGGTCATTACGGACTCGAACAAAGAATCCATTGGTCGGAGCGGGTAGGGTTAAGGTCCATGAGCCTCCAGTGCAAATGAAGTATTTGCCGATATCGCCAGCAACGACGGTGTAAGCAGTATTCTGGTTTACAAAGCCAGCTGGCCCAGCTGGTATTACCAGTGGATGACAAGCATTATCCCCACCCACATAATCGCTGATGTTGCCGCTGACCTGGGCGAGTAAGCCTGCTGCTGTGTTGTTAGCTAAGGCTAGAGAAGGAATCGAGGGATTAAGCAGGGTGACTTGGTTACCGCTGATATTGGTGACTTGGAGGGTGCCTGAGAGCGAGACGCCTCCGGCAGTCTTTACTTCCACGTATTGCCCCAGCACCAGCCAACTCGCATTTTGGAAGGTGACGACTACTGTTCCTCCAACTGGCGGCACGGTAAATTGAGCGCTGGTGATGGTATAAGCGTTAATTCCGGCTGCACCGGATGGCCCTTGGCTTCCCGTGGCTCCTGCTGGACCTTGGCTCCCGGTAGCGCCTGTAGCGCCAGGAGTGCCCTGTGGGCCTTGAGCGCCGACTGCCCCGGTCTGGCCAGCGGGAATAGTAAAATTAAAGACCGCCGCTGAAGGAGTGCCAGCGTTAGTGACATTGGCGTTGGTGCCGGGTGCGCCCGTACTGGTCGTTCCGGGTGCTATAGTAGCTGCGCTGCCAGCTGGGCCAGCCGCGCCAGCGGGGCCAGTGCTGCCTGTAGCGCCAGCTGGCCCCGTGCCAGTCAGAGTATTACCGCTAGGTGCAGTGGAACCCGGCGCTTGGTTTACGCCATAGCCAAGATTTTGCAGGGTCAGTTGGTTAGCACCTGAGTTAACAGCGGTGATAGCCAAGTAACCAATGGGCGAGATATAGACAATGCCGCCGACGCTGAATTGGGCCGCACCACCAGAAGCGACGTTGGCTACTGCCGTAGAATTGACGGCAGGCATCGTAAAAACCGCACTTAAGGTAGTAAAAGCACTAGCGCCCCCAGGAGGACCGGGAGGACCGGTAGCGCCAGCAGTCCCCGGAGTTCCCTGGGGGCCTTGAACCCCTTGGCTACCAGTAGCCCCGCTTGGGCCTTGATTTCCTTGAGGCCCAGAAACGCCTTGATTTCCTTGGGCCCCTTGAACCCCTTGAACCCCTTGGGCACCTTGCGCTCCCGGTGGCCCTTGATAGGGACCAGTGTCGATCCAATTAGCCCCGTTCCAAGCCCAGCCATGCCCGGTATCGCTTGTGATCCAGAGGTCACTTTCAGCGTTACCGCTAGCCGGTAGGGCGCTGCTGGTCGCAACAGTGCCTTTAGGATTCAGCGGTGGTCCCGGTGGTCCCAGTGGCCCGACTGGTCCCTGGGGCCCGATTCCGCCCGGTGGGCCGGGAAGAGAAGTCGTCGTGACTTTGTCAGGGCCAAAGCCGGTACCGGGAGGCTGATTATAATCAGTCCCGAAATTCATCACCACCATCTGGCCGACAGTGGGAGTCGAGACTACTTGATAGTACCCGGCACTGCCTCCATTGCCGTCTCCGATGACAATAGTCATCCCCGGCACAAAGCCTTGAGAGTTAACCACCGATAAGCCGACATTCCCGTTTACTGGCGGCTGGGTCCAGGGAACTAAGACGTTAGTCGTAACGTAAACAAAGGTGATCCCGTCATAGTCAGGATCGTCCTTTGGCCTGACTCCAGGCTGCATCGGACTAACAAAATATTGGGTGCCGCTGCTCACGTTTTAATAATAAAATTGATGGCTAAGTAAGGCGGGCGATTCTCATGTGCGCCTCCCCCTCCGGTATTATTCTGAGTAGTAGTAAGGCCGGTCCCGCTTGCACTGATACCAACAGTAAGATTGGTTTTAGCGGCACCAGTATTAGCCGTAAGAGGTGCCCCTGGATCGGATACATTAGTGCCGCCGCCCGATTCAATTAACTGGGTATTCGACTTATAGGGAACTGTGTGAGTATGGGGCGACTCGTTGACAGTAGCAGTGTGACTATGCGCTAGATCGGTGATCGGATGTGGGTGCGCAGGGATCTGCGCCGCTGTGAGAGTGACCGTGGCTGCGCCCGCTTTACTGGCTAACGGATAGCTAGCTCCAGCACCGGTCGGGAAGACGCCATTACTGAAGGGCGGCAGGTTGAAATGCGCTCCATCGACTGCCCCGAAGGTGTTTGAAATAACCGCATAAAGATTCGGAAAGGCGCTGATCGCAACGGAGCTGCCGTCACACACAAGATAGCCGCCCGGTGCTGTGGGTGTCGGCCACATGAAGATTGCGCCGGTCGGAGCCACTCCCATAAGACCCTGCGGGCCCGCCGGACCAGCGGGCCCCACGTTTCCCATTGGACCTTGGGGGCCAGTAGCAGAGACGTTGTTGCCGACCGGCAAAACGGTGCCTTGAGGTGCGCCGCCGGGATAACCCTGATTAACCAGGGTCAGAGAATTGTTAGTGTCGTTGGTACTCTGGACCGAGAAGTAATCGCCCGCTTCGACATAGACGATCTGCCCTGCGCTAAAGGGACTTGAGTCCTGCACAAAGGCCGTGGCGACTGCACCTACTGCCGGAACCGTAAAAGGTTGAGCCAGGACCGAGAAAACACTCGCCCCGGCGACTCCCTGCGGGCCCGGGGGACCACTGGGTCCCGCGATCCCTTGAGCGCCAGCGGGCCCCCGCAGGTTTGCCGCGCTGACGCTCGTCCCAGCCCCCAGCATCGTGCCGCAGGGCGTGTTAGCCGGGTCGCCGCTGTTCTGGATCTGGACCGTATTCAGATCCAGCGGCGCGCCGATCACGGTGAAGGTTCCGGCTCCGGGGAGAAAGATCAGCATCCCGGCACTCATCCAAGAGGTGTCAGTGACATGGATCGTGTAAGGCGGATCTCCAACGCACGGGATCTGGATTGCCTGCGATAAATTGCTGATCGAATTCTTGCCCGCAGGACCTTGCGGCCCTCTCCCGCCCATTAAACCCGGAGGACCGATCTGACCTTGGGGTCCGGGTAAGCCAACGCCCGCTTCGCCTTGTGGGCCAGGAGGCCCGCGCAAGACGTCCACAAAACTCCAGACAGGAGTTGCACCGGGAGGGGCCGAAGGTTGCGCTGCGTCCCAAAAGCCTCCGTCATCGAGCGTGTAGCCTAAATCGCCAACAAAGACGCTGACGCCATCGATGGGCGGCAAGAGGGAGCTGGAAGCGACCTTAAAGAAGTTGGACACTTTTCTCTACTCGAGGGAGAGGAAATGCCAGCTAGTTCTTCAAGAGCCTCACTTTAGGCGCGGAGTCGGCCAAAAGTCCAGTATGTGATTGCTTTTTTAAAATGGAGGAGCACTCTCTCGAAAGAGTTGACAAATGCCAAACAAGCCTGCCGGAAGTATTAAGGGACACAAGATTACATCTGCGCAACAACGTCTGTTCGGCGCGGCCCGTGGTGTCCAAGAAAGTGGTAAAAAAGCTTTTCCAGCTGCAAATAAGATCGCAAAGTCAATTGAACCGAGCGATCTCCACAAAATAGCAAAAAAGCCCAAGTCGGGATATAGAAAGAAGAAGTAAGCATGGCCAAGAAAGCACCTCCGAAGCGTAAAGCCGCGAAATCTAAAGCTCCGCCCGCACGCAAAGCCCCACCGGCTTTTGGCGGCAAGAAAAAGGCGAAAATGCCGACTCTGGGCGCAGGCTTAATGGGCCTGGGCGGCACCGGCGGCACCGGCATGATTCCTTGAGAATTTATTTAGCCATTGGAAGTGGCCTAAATAAGAGCTCTGGCCACGAGGCTCCTTAATCTTTCGTGGCATTTTCTTTTGTAAGTGGTTGGAAATCAGCAAAAACCTCTAAAAATTCTTAAGGATTTCTCCACTTGACGCCACTCTGCCCCACTTCTAGGGTGGCGTTCGATGCATTCTGATTCTTTTACGAACGTCTCTTTTCCACGCGAGAAAAGAGACCTTCTCCGAAGTGCCGTAGCACACTACGAATTCGGTAATCCGACCAATTTCTTTCGGATTTGCGGCGAGATGCTAATCGCGCATTATCTGCGCGCCGACAGGCTCGAACGGCCTCTCGAATTCAGCACGAATGGCTATGCCATCCCCGGTTTATCCGAGGCCGCGCGACCTTATGCCAAAGACAAAACCCAGAAAACAACCATCCATCCCAATGAAACGGAGGACTAGGCCTTCGCGGAACCAAGTCCGCATGTTTAAAGGCATCCCGGTCAGGGAAGCGCGAGCCTCAATCCATGTTCAGCCTAACCAGAAAGACATTGACGCTGCGACCCAGGAGTCGCCGGTTAACTGCGCTTACGCTCGTTGCCTCAAGCGGGTCCTCGACGCCCCCAATGTCTTCGTATTTCGCACCATTGCTTACATCCAGACATTGGATGAAGCAGGTAAGCCACTGATGGAGCGTTACGCCGTCAAGAAGTACGCCCGCGAGTACTTACTGCGCTTCGATCATGGTGAGAAAGTGCCGCCGGGAGGTTTTGTGTTTCACCGGCCTAACCGGTCCCAGACCTTATCCTATAAACAGAAGGAAGGAGCTAAGCTATACGCGGCGGGCAAATATTCTCCCAGAGTGAGTCAGGGCACTAAACTCAAGCAGCGACATTTCAATTTGCGTAACGGCAAAGGCTGCGTCCACCTTTTCGGAACCGAGGACCAGATTAAAATCTGGGCAACATGAGCGCTAAAAAATCTCCTTTCGATGATCTAAGTGACGAGATGAAAAAGGTGACGATTGATATTGCCTTTCTTATGACTTCGCTGGCCCAGCGCCTTCCTCCGGCCAGTGAAAAGCTTCAGGAACTCGTGAGTGAACATTTCACGAGGACCTACAGCCTTCCTAACAGCGCGAAGTATGCGTTGCGCCATGCACTGGATCAGCTATGGACTTCTGACTGGGAAGCCACCGTCACAAAACGGGGCTTGCGCTTAATCACTAGATTTGAGCCGATGCAAGGTGGAAACGGAGAAGCCAGGATCAAGACATCCTCTCAATGAATGCGCCGCTCGAGAGCGTAACGCGGATGTGCGAAGGCCTGAAACTCACTGTCGACTTGGTAATAAAGGGAGAGGAGCAATGGCTAAGTCTAAAGCTAGAGGACGAGCTGAACCTGACCGAAGCAAAGATGGATTGTCCGATCCTGTGCACCACGCTGGATCGGGCTTATCACCTGAGGGAGGCGCTGGTGATCGGAATGCGCCGCCTGATACAGGAGGCCTTCACCCAAAAGCTGATCTCCGACTACCCTGGCGCGTTGATGACAGTCTGGAGGTCAGCGCAAGAGTCAGCAGCCCCTACGCCCAGCTCTTTGGAAGAGTCTACGCTATCCTCGACCGATCTAACATTCCCGTAGCGGTTTTTTCTGATCTGAAAATCGCTCGCTTCGTGGTAGAACTGGCCAATGGATTTGGTGCAGTTTCGTCGCGAGTGTGGTGAGGGAACTGATGAAGAGCTAGTCCGGGCCGTCTATCACATAGACCAAACAGTCGAAAGCCCAGATCAAGCCAAGAGCTGGATCTGGGCGCTCGTTAAACGGCTCCTTGAGACTGAACGCTATGGGGCTGCGGGCCTTGTCCTTTGGGGCGAGGCCCTTTTTAATTACGGGCCCCAGGCCGTCAGGCAGGTCATCCAGAAAGTCCGCACCACTCAGAATTTGATTGTCTTAGGCGGGGCGGCTCTGGGCAAGACCTACACCATCATTTGTTACCTTTTACTGGATTGGATTCGTGACTGTGAATTCACTGAAATCAAGATCATCTCGACAACCGGTGGCCATGCGAAGTCGCAGAGTTTTTCCACCCTCCAACGCCTCTACCAAAACGCCATTATCCCACTTCCGGGGCTGGCGATGGATATGTTTGTCGGCCTTAACCCTAAGGACCGGCACTCGGCCATCACTCTGGTGGCAATCCCACAGGGTGAGGATGGCAAAGGTGTACTCCAGGGTTTTCACCCAGTACCCAGAGCGCGCCCTCATCCCGTTTTCGGTTCTATGTCGCGCGTCCGAGCCTTTCTGGACGAGGCGGAAGAAATTCCTGCGGGCGTATGGGAAGGCGTTGCAAATCTTCTCGCGTCTGCCTGGGGTGCTGAAGCAGTCAAAGTCTGCTGTGCTACCAACCCGCGAGATGTCACGAGCAAGCTTGCGCAGCTCGCTGAACCGATGTGCGGGTGGACGCAGATCGATCTCGATAAGGACAAAGAATGGTATTCGGCGGAGCGTTGGAACGTACTTAGACTTGATGGGGCTGATAGCGAAAACGTCCACCAACGACAGTTAGTTTTTCCGGGTTTCCTGACCTGGGACGGTTACCAGATTTACGCTCTGGAGTTAGGAGGCCAGTCCAGCCGCTACCTGACTTTCGGGCGCGGCATGTATCCCTTAAGCGCCCTCCAGAACACTCTCATCCCCTATTCACTGCTCGAACCGGTCATCGGCCAGTTCATCTTCGACGGGCGCACGGTGGGAGCCGCCGGAATCGATCTGGCCAGTGAAGGTGGGGACCGCATCATTCTGGTAGTCGGCAAATACGGCAAAGCCATCGGCTTTCAGCCACTGCGCGGCGTGCCCATCCTTTTCAAGAAGCCGCGCTACTGTGTGCAGGTCGATCAGTACTATGATATGCCAAAGGAGAAAACGATAGCACTTGCTACCAGCCTGGAAGTGAAGTGCAAAGGCCTCAATATCCATCCTGACTGGGTGACTTGCGACCGTACCGGAGTGGGCACCGGCACCCATGATGCCATGTGCGAACAATGGAGTGGCTCAATCCGGGGAGTCATGTGGGGCGCAGAATCGGGGCCGCGCAAGCTCCTGGCTGATGACCACGATTACGCAGTCGAGGTCTATGACGGCGTCACTACCGAGATGCACATGCGGGTGCGCAAGTTTCTGGAATTCGGGCTGCTCTGTATCCATCCCCAGGTACAGACCACCCAGCTCTTTAAGGAGCTTTCCAGCCGCCGCTTCCAGCCCTCCAGTAAAGGCCCCAGCGGCAAACCGCGCATTCGCCTGGAGCCCAAGAAAGAGTTTAAAAAGCGCCTGGGCTGGTCGCCGGATATCGGGGATGGGCTGGTGATGTTAGTTCACGGCTGCGCGCTCAACGGGCCGGAGAAAGCCTCTATGATTGGCGCTAAGCGAGCCAATCTTTTGCCCGATTCGAATATCGGCCCGCGCGAACGCACCCAATACATTGACTTCACCCAGGATCTCTAGTCTAGACTTGCGCGCCTACTTAGGCGTATAGATCCAACTGGCGTTTCCAGTTTACAGAGAGCATGAGATCTATACCAGCCTTCAGTAAGAAGTCGTCTCCAGGCCCCATGGTCGGCGGCAATGGCCAGCGCAGCGGCTTTACCGATCACGTCAAAACAACCAACGCGGGCAAAGGCAGAGCGGTCCCGCACATGGCGGCAACCTATCCAACGGCCTCGACCTTGAACCGGACTAGCGGGCGCTCGAAAGCTCCTGCCTTTAATAATTCAGGTTCCGGCAACGCGGCTAAGAGCGTCGCGGCCTTCTCCAAAAAGTCAGTGAAAGGAAGTCCCAAAAGAACTCCCGGCCATTAACGTGGAATTTGATGCGATACCCAAAAGGTTTCGCGAGAGAATCATTTGCTTAGATGGGTGCTGGTTATGGCAGGGATGTACCCAGAAGAAGGGCGGCTATGGGCAGCTAAGATTCTCTGGTAAGATCCTTCTCGTTCACCGTTTTGTCTTTGAACTTTTAGTCGGCCCGATTCCTGAAGGATTAGAGCTGCATCATAAGTGCAAGGTCCGTCACTGCTGCAACCCCGATCATCTTAAAATCATTGCTGTCACTGAACACCGGCAGCTCTCACAGAGAACCCATTGTTTCCGAGGACATGAGCTTACACCGGAGAATACCTTCTATTTTCCAGCAAAATATCGGGGCCAGCGACGACGACGCTTTGGTGGCCGTTGCTGCTTAATCTGCAAGCGAGAAGCCTGCAGAAAGGCGACTCAACGTTGGCGAGAAAAACAGCGCACATGAGCGTGCAGTTTGGTATAATTACTTCGGTCGTGCCTCCCCAAGGTTGGCATTACATTCAAAAGCTTTCCAGCGGTCAGGATCACAAGATCATAGGATTCAGTTTTGAGCAGTTAATCGACAACATCCTCGACTTCCGCAGACGTCATCTCGATCTGTGCGGAGCGGAGAATGCCTACATCGAGGCTGTCCGGGCTGATTTAAAAGCCTATTACTGCGCTAATTTCCGGCAAAACTGCGCCGACTCGAGTCCTGCTCCGCACAAAGTCCAGGGAATAGGCTTTATCCGGCGCGACTACAGTGCGCCCATCGACCGGGCCGGGAATTGGTTAGGCCAATTTGCTAGTTTCAAGCCTGAGTTCGTCGATACGGGGCTGGCTGGACATCGCGCCCAGATTTGCGCTCAGTGCCAGAGTAACATTCGCTGGCAAACGCCCTGCGCCCCTTGCAATGACGTTATTGAAGTCAGGATTCAGAATTTCCTGGGCAATCTTCGTACCCAATACGATAATCGGCTCTTCGGTTGCCGGGTATATGGCCATATCAATCGAGCGGCGATCTGGCTAGTCAATACTCAGTCGACCGCGATTCATCCTCCCCCCACCCACTGCTGGGTATCCCAAAATGAAACAGCTTCTACTCCATAGTGGTCAGCCGACTTTTATCGACGACGAAGATTTCGAAAAACTTAGTCAGCACAAATGGTACTTACACCCCCATGGGTACGCATATCGAGGGTTATGTAAGGGCCATAAAGTGCAGCAGGTGCTGATGCATACAGACATTCTTGGTAAAGCCCCTGCCGGATTTTTTACTGATCACAAAAGTGGGAACAAACTCGATAATCAACGAGGGAACTTGCGTTTCGTAAATCGGTCGGTCAATCGACGCAATACTCAGAAAACTAAGGGCGTCTATTGGCATAAGAGAATGCAGAAATGGCACGTCTCTATTTCCTGCGAGAATAAACTGATCGCCTGCGGTTACTTCGACAGTGAAGAAGAAGCACGAAGTGTGGCAGCTCTTCTCAAAGGGGCAATGATCTACCACGAATTAACGAAAGGACAAGAGAGTGGCCTCAGATAACGTCACTGATTCATTTGGCGGTGAGCAACTCGGCAGATTTAATACCGTTCGCTTTGCAGAGGACTCCACGCGTGTCGTAAATAAACCGATCTCGACCGCTCAGCAAGCCTTCGAGGTCTTCCAGCGCTTGCAACGCGACAATCAGGCGCGGGCCAATCGCAACAAGCTTATCAGTGACTCCTACAACGGAGGCAGTCCTTTTGATCAGAAAAAGCTGGACTCCAATGCACAAGGCTGGCGAGCTAATTTTTCCACCCTGGTACTGGCGACATTCGTGGACCGTGTCACGCCACGGCTCACCGATGCTGTGCATGGTATGAAATACCTGACCGCGAGTGAATTGCCCGACTCCTTCATCAATGCGACCAACAAAACAGAGAAATTCAGGGAACGGACGACCGAACAGCTCAGGAGCTGGAACGGGTGGGTGGATTACGTTGAACAGATAGCGACCGAGAATGTGCTCTACGGTTACACCGCAGGCATTCAGATGGACGAATTCGAGTGGAGGCCGCAGACTTTCAGACAAGAGGATACGCTCTTCGATGAGCAAGCGCCGCAGCTCGCGGAAAAGCTGCCGGTCGTGGTCATTAAAGCTAATTATTACATCCACGAGGCGTGTGCGATAATCGAGGACCCCGATGCGGCTGAGAAAGCCGGATACCACGTCCAGAATATTAAGGCCGCTGTGGAGAAAGCGGCCCCACCGTACGATTCGTTTGTCTACAACCCCCGGCAGCTCTCCGATATGGTCCGTGAAGGAAATTTGTATTACTCCTTTCACCGATCATCCAAGATGATCGAAACGGCACACGTTTTCGTTAAGTGTTATGATAATACGGTCGATCATTGGTGGGTTAATCGCAATGGCAGTAAGCGCTCCAACTCTAACCGTAGTCGGCCCATGGAAAAGAGTCCATCGCAGACTGCGGAGCCGGTGCCGGGTGAGCCCAGGCCGATGGAGCAGGACCCTTATGAGCTAGGCTATTTCGAGCGAGTAGCCGAGGCCATGGACGATGTAATTACCTTGTTCAGCTTCCAGGCGGGCAACTGTCGGCTGTTCGGATCAAAGGGGATCGGACGCCTGCTCTATAACATAAGTTTAGCAATGGAGAAGGCCCGCATGTGCTTTATCGATGCGATGTACATCTCCGGCCTGTTGGTAGGGCAGGCCGAGGAATCGATTATCGGGCGTCTGCAGCCAACCGTGCGTTCCCCCTTCATGGTAATACCGGAAGGGTTTACGCTGCTGATGCAGCAGTTCAAAGTCGATATCAATAATTGGTTAGGCTTAGATCAAAAACTATCTAACACGGCTGAAATCATTGCCGGAGCTTTCCTGCCGGATCAACAGCAGATCTCTAACAACGGCCAGCAGATCCAGACTGCGACCAAGGAGTCAATTGACACGGTAAAGGAGGAAGAGGTTAAGGCGGGGATGATGAACAGATGGTGGGTCCAGTTCACGCGCGGCATCTCTTCCATGCAGCGCCGGATCTATTCCAAGGTCAACCTGCGCGCCGCCATGAAACAGCGTAAGGCGCGCTTGAAAGCTGCCGATGGCGGCAAGACCATCATCTTTGCCGACCTCTACGACGCCATGATGGAGGTCGATGACGATACGCAGAAACAGTTTACGCGCGCGCCGGACTTAGGGGATGCCGACCAAGCAAGTGTCGAGACCATTATGCGCTTGCTTGATGATGGGCTTTCCATCCAAGAGATCATTATCCTGGCGCACGAACCGGCTACCCAATTCACCCAGCACGCTGGCCGGGACGACGACATGATGTTTTTGCAGTTTTACCAACTCGCGAAAGGTAATCCTAACTTTGATCAGTCGAAGTTAGACGAGCAGGCCGCGAACCGGATGGTTGGTTTCCAAGTCGCCAAAGAACTCTATGTACCGCAACCCGGTCAAACGACGGATATCGAGGCCCAGCGTAACCAGCAAATGGAATGGGCCACCATGCTGGGGTCGGGGATTGGCGTTCAGGTCAGCCAACGTGATCCGCACATGCAGCATTTTCAAACCATTGTTCCGGCAGTTGCCGACCACCTCAAAATCGCTTCTCAGATGCCGCCCGTACAAGTACCCAAAGACCTGCTCAATGCCTGCAAACTGGGCGTCACGCATGCGGAAGCGCATGTCCAGGCCATGCTGCAGGGTGGCTCCAACGAGCGCCAGCTCAAGCCCCAGATTCTGCAGCTCAAGGATCTCGAGAAGATGTATGGCGAGTTAAACCAGAAAATCCAGCAGGCTGAAATGATGGCGGCACAGATGCAGGCGATGGCGCAACAAAACGCCGGAGTGGCCGGAATGGGAGGGCCCCCACAACAGCCGCCAATGGGTCCTAGCGGGCCGATGGGCATCCCCATGGGCAATAATGCTGCCCATATGGGATTAGGCGTTGGAGGAGGCGCTAATGGAGGCGGACCTATGGCGGCAGGAGGCATGCAATGATGGTCCCCCAGATGTGGACGCCCAGCGATGCTGCCGCCATTAACGATTTTCTGAATTCAAAACAGGGAATCCGCTGGATAACCGCCCTGATGACGATGAAGCCTAAGATCGACATCGCGAAAGGGAGCGAGGTGGCAGGCTTAAGCGGGGCTTACGTCGCCGGGTACGAGCATCTCTTAAACGAAGTGATCCCCGCTACCCGCACGGTGAGAACTGAGGAAACGGTGAGTTTAAAACCAATCGATATGACGAAAGACTAAGACAATGGCTGATGATGTACCTCTGTCTACCACGGTCCCAGAGACTACGACTATCGATCTTGGGGTCGATAAGGCGCAGGTCGGAGACCTGAATAAATCGTTCGAAGACTTCTGGAAGGACACCGACAAGGGCACCGAGGCTGCGGCACCGGCTAAAGAAGCTCCTCCAGAGGCTCCTTCAGCGCCGGAAACGCCCAAGGAGGCTCCCAAAGAAACAGAAACGCCGAAGGAGACTGTACCGGCCACAGGAACAGCCCCAGAACCGGTGGATATCGATAAGCTCGAACTGACCGCTGGGACTTACACGCCCAGGCCCGAGCATGTTGAGCAATTTAAGAAGATTAAGGACCTCTGGAAAGCCGACCAGCGCAGGGCCAATGAGGCCGCACAGAAGGCACAGGCCCTAGAGCAGGAGTTAACCCAGGCGCGGCAGAACGCCTGGACGCCAGAGACTCGAGCGGATTACGAGCAGGCCGTCCAAGTCCGTCGCCGGTTCGACTTCATGTCTGACCCGGATTTTCTCAAACAGTACCACCATCCGGTCAGGAGCCAGTTTGAGCGGATTTTAGACGAAGCCGTTCAGGTATTGCCCGACCGGCAGGCCGCGCACAACTGGGCCCAGCACATCAAGCAGAACTATGGACCGGACGCAGTCAACCGGGACTGGTGGCTCAACAGTGTAGTGGCCAAGGTGCCCAATGAGCTCGACCGAGCAACGCTACTTAATTCTGTTAGCAAGCTCCTGGAATTGCAGCAGAACCGGGATGGCGAGATCACCCGCCGGACCAATGACAAGGCCAGCTTCGATAACTGGATAAATGAAAAGGCTAATATGACCAGCCAACGGGTCCAGGCCGAACTCATGGCTGAGATTGGAGAACAGGAAAAGAAGATCTCCCAGGTGATGCCGGTGGATGTCGCCCAAGCTAAGACCACTGAAGAACGCGCCGCCATGGAGGCGCATAATGCCCGCTTCCAAAGGCTCAACGACTTCTTTGTTTCCCAGGTTAAAGACATTTCCGCGAACGGCCCGCGCGCCTGGGTGCGAGTGGCTGTCGAGGCGACCCGCTCCCAGATAATGAATGAGCAGATCATTAATCTGGAGAAGGAGCTTAAGGATACAAAAGCAGAGCGCGATCAGCTTAAAGGCGATCTAGAAAAGATCACGGGAGCCCGCCGGAAGTTAGCGCACACTACCGGTACGCAGCCTTCTATGGAGAGTAAGAAAAACGGCCAGGGCCTTAGCATTAAAGACCTGGGAGACCCTCGCAAATCCATGCAGTCGATTTGGGACGACATCGATAAAGGCACCCAATAATTATGGCAATCAAAACTGATGCGGCGGCGCTGGAAGCTAAGTATGGCGGCAAAAGCGGCGGAGCCCAGCCTCCTCCCACCGCAGAGTTTTATTATCCTGGCAGCGGTAAGCCGCCTCCAGGCACAAGCGGGCCTCACCAGATCCCGCAAGGAAAGCCGGTCGAGCCCGGCCAATTTATCAGCCAAGTGGTGGGCCGGGGCGAAGCGGTTACTCCACAGATGGCGGTTGTTCCGCCTCAGGCCCATGTCCCTAACCAGCCCCAGATGGCGGTGATGCCGCCCCAGGGCGGTAGTCGCACTTCGATTGGCACCATTGTCGAGCCGACTAAATCCAATCCCTTGGATCAGGCTCAGCAAGCCCCACCGCAACCACCTGCGGTAGCGCCGGAAGACAATCATGAACTCAAGAACTCTGAGCCTAAGCCCGAGCGCAAGCTGGATCTGGCCAAGCTGATCTGCGATCACGTCTGGGAGATGGGCGGTGAGAAGAGTGAGGAGGCCCAGAAGTTCTACGAACGCAGCGGTGCGACCCTCAAGAACTGGATGGCGAATCCGGGCAACATCCCGCTCGCTGCCGTCCTCAAGTTCATGCACCGCACTCCTGGCATTAAAGACATGATCCTTGAGGAGTTAGAGCCCCATTTTGAGGCCAATGGCCAGGAAGGCTGGGTGACCAGCGCCCCTAACCGCACGAAGACCAACGTGATGATCTGCTCTGCGGTCCTAGACCGGCCTACGCTCCCCTTTACGACTGTTCTTGGCTATCTCACAAAGAAGTACGAGCTGGGTTTCACATTCCAGGCCGACACGATGATTCACCGGTCGCGGAACATGCTCGCAAAACGTTTTTTAGAATCGGGTTGCCTATGGAGTCTCTGGCTAGACGCGGATATGGCTCCCCCAATCGCTAATCCTGATTGGTATCGGTACATAACTAACTGCACGAATGTTCCCCAGGAGTATTGCAGTTACGATGTCCTGGCGCGGATGCTGGGCCAATCCAAAGCCATGATTGGCGGAGTTTACGCCAGCCGCAAATGGCACGGCTCCCTGGTAATCCAGCCTGAAATCAACCCGCGCAGTCACGAAGATAAACTCTTGTGTAACGAGATCCGGCGCGGCACGGCGCGAGGCTTAAGTGAAGTTGATTGGATAGGATTTGGATGCGCGCTGGTTCATCGGGAAGTGTTCCTCGAAGTGCAGCGTAACTTTCCGCAGCTGGCTCCGCAAACCGAGATAGGCGCATGGCGCTTCTTTCAACCAGAGGGAGACCTCGGTGAAGACGAAGCATTCTGTCAGCGGGTTAAGGCCTGCAATATCCCGATCTGGTTAGACACCCAGCTCATTTGCGGGCACATCGGTTCTATGGCGTTTCTCCCCGAACATTCAGTCGGAGCTTCTGCTATTTGAATATGGCCGGACGAGTTAAAGCCGACGCAGTGACACGTTTCGAAGAGAAGTTTCAACGTGGAGCACCAAACGAATGCTGGATATGGTCAGCTGGACGCGCCGGACCTAAGTGGAACCAGTACGGGCACTTCAAAGCAGAGGGCCAAATAAAGGCTCATCGATTCTCTTATCAGCTCTATGTGGGTCCAATTCCAGAAGAGACCTGTGTCTGCCACCGATGCGATAATCCGCTTTGTGTAAGTCCCGCCCATCTTTTTCTTGGGACCTATCTGGACAACAACAGGGATGCGATAGCCAAAGGCCGTCATTCTTTTAACACTCGGTTCCAACCGACTATCAGCACTGAAGTGGTCACTGAGGTCAGAAAGCTTTATGAACCGGGCAAAGTCGGCTACCTGAAACTCGCAAAGCGATTCGGCATTTCTCACAGTCACGTCCGCCAACTCATTAAAAGGACCAGACGCCTTGAAGCTTGATGTTTTCTACGTGACCTATCGGAAGGATCTTTGCTGGATCGTCTATTCGGCCCAGCTCCTCTTTAAATACCTGAAAACTGATTTCAGGCTCCACATCGTAGCGGAGCCCGACTGCGAAGAGATCTGTTCGACCTGGGGCCTGCCCTCGACGACCTATCATTACGTGACTCCCTGGCGGGATGGCTACGCCTTCGCCATGTATCAGAAGTCGATTGCGGACACTTACTCTGATGCCGACTACATCATGGTACTGGACTCAGACCACATGCTGACGCGTCCGGTCCAGCTCGAAACCTTCATGGACGGCCCCAAACCGATTATCCGCTACAGAGACTGGGATGAAGACCCCAATGACTACAATTTAGTCGAAGGTAAGAAGCAATGGGGGCCTCCAACCGAGCGCACGCTGGGAATTCCGCTGGACCGGGATTATATGCGCGGACCTCCCTTCATCTTCGCGCGTAAGACTTTCGCGCGGGTGCGGGAGCGGGTTGAAGATGTGACCGGGTTGCCATTCCATGATGCCGTCTACTCGGATAGACCCTACGATTATCGGAGCTTCCTCCACCATCCCAAAGTCTACTGCGATTATGAGGCGCTGGGGCTCTATGCGGCCAAGTTCGAATCTCACAGTTACACCTTAGTGCATCAGCCACCCGATGAGAACTGGCCATTCCGGGTCTACTGGAGTCACGGCGATTGGTCTCAAGGAACGCGGGACCAATTGGAGGCTTTATTGCACCGGCCAGAGCCATTTAATGGTGATATCTATGTCCAGACTCGAGTGGCCAGCCTTGTCAGTAAGCACGCGATCTCGACCATTGTAGAGACCGGCACCTGCCGGGGCGACAGTACCAAGGTGATGTCCCAGATGGCTCCCGTGGTCACGATGGAGCTTGATCCTGAGTCCTACAAGGCCACTAAAGACATGCCCAATGTGACGCGGCTGCAGGGCGATTCGGCCCAGCTCTTACCGAAGCTTTTACCGGGAATCGCGGAGCCGATCCTCTTCTATCTGGATGCCCATTGGGGCTCCCACAGCCCGCTCTTAGAAGAGCTGCAGGCTATCCGCAAATGCCAGAAGCCTCCAGTCATCGTCATTCACGATTTCCAGAACCCTTACCGGGACGACTTGGGATACGACACCTGGGACATCGGCCCCTACACCATGGAGCTGATTGAACCAGTACTGGAGCAGATCTACCCAGGCGGCTATCTGCACCATCACAACATCGAAGCCTGCGGCCAGAGACGAGGAGTCGTCTACATCGAACCATGTTAGCCAGCCTTCTTTACCTTGTTATTGCAGCCATTATTCTGGGACTCATTTGGTGGGTCTGCACCCAGCTTCCGTTCATGGCCCCATTCGCGCACATCATCCAAGTGTTGTGTGTGGTCGTTTTTGTTATCTACGTCATTTACATTTTAATCGGCTTTATCGGAGGAGGAGGAGGTCACCTCGCTGCACCACCTAGATGAGACGTTTTTGGGATAAGGTTCGCGTTCCAGCTGACATTTCCAAATGTTGGGAGTGGCAGGCAGCAAGCCAGAATGATGGTTATGGAGTTTTTCAGACCGGAACATTCAGATCGCCTCGCCTAGAGAGAGCGCACAGAGTCGCATTTAGACTAACTTTTGGTGAGCCTCCTTCAGGATTATGCGTTCTTCATAGGTGTGATAAGCCTTCCTGTTGCAATCCCAATCATCTGTTCTTGGGAACCAAAGCTGATAATAACGCCGACATGGACAATAAGGGGCGGCGGAGACACGCCAGCATCCTGACAAGGCAGCAGGTGGAACGGATTCGAAAAGAATACGCTCCCGGTCAGAACGGCTACAAAAAGCTCGCTCGCTGCTATGGGTTGACGGAGTTCCATATTCGCAGCCTGATCAAAAGGAGGACCTGGGCGTGATCTCCTTGACGTTGCAATGTTGTCCCTACGATTTGGATGCAGCGTTCGAGTTGACGCAACTAATCGTCAAGATCCAGAAGCAGAAGTTGGAGAATGGTGAGTTTTTTCTGATTTATCGCAAGGACTGCCCATCTTGGGTTACAAAGGAGTTTCAAAAGCTGGCCGGGTCGAGGTTTGCTCGCGCTCTCGCATGTGTGGCGCGCAACCATGACACCGGCTGGCCGTAGCTGGGCGGCTCCAACATGCTCGCGGCCAGCGCCTTTATCGAGATGGAGATCCTGCGGCGGGCCGATATCGCCAAAAACGAGGCTTTTCTGCTCTTTGAGCCTGATTGTATTCCCTTATCCAGCGACTGGATCGCACAGCTCTCGAGCGAATGGGAGTACGCCAAAGCCCTAGGCAAAGAGGCGACCGGCCACTGGCACCAGCAAGGGGATGAGTCGACCCTGCACATGAACGGTAACGCGATCTTCCGGTTCGACTACTTCGAGCGCCACCCGACCACCATTGTCGGCTGCGGTACCCAAGGCTGGGACTACTGGTTCCGCGACCGGATTATCCCGATCTCCTGCGACACCTATGCGATCTTCCAGCTTTATCAGCGCCAATCGATCTCTTTAGAGGAACTGTCCACCATCACCAAGCACGGGCGGCGACCGGCCCTCCTTCACGGGATCAAAGATTCCAGTGGCCGCAGAGCCGCCGAGGCGCTGATTTCCGGTGTGCAAGTGCCTCTAAATCAGCAAAATCCTTTAGAAATTCTTAAGGACGAGAACAAAGTGCTTGCGCTGGGAGCGGCTGAGGAGTAAGCCAAAAACTGCAGTTCGGCAGAGTCTGCTCTCTTTCTTCTGCCAAGGCCTGTCACCGGGGCCTCTAGAGTTGTTCGGGGTGCGCTGGGATCAAGCTGGCTGGGTAAGCCAGGAAACCGCACCCCAATTCTGCCTTTCAATAGGCAATATCTCTAGATCATAACGTTATGGGCGATTGTATCGTCACCCCGGTTCAGGCCGTGGACTTTGCCAACCGAGACAACAACCGTCTCGTTGGCCAGATCACCACTCTCATTATGCGGCGCGCGCCGTACAATGACACTTTAGATGGCGGCGTTTTCGAGAATGCCATTTCCGATCAACAGCGCAACGTAGTCGTTGAGCGACCGATTCTGGGCCAGTCCCTGGTTCTGCCAGAATACATCAACGACACCGATTCCTGCGGAACCTTTGGTCAGATCGCGCAAGTAGGCACGACGGAGTATGTAACTAGGCTTGGCACGCTCAGAGGAAGAGGACCAAAAGTTTGCGTTAAGCAAATGCGCAGTGCCTTCCAAAATTCCTATGTTGCAGTTCAAGACTCACTCCAAAAACAGTTACTCTATCTGGCTAACTGCGATGTGCGTTCTCAGTTGTTTTTACATAGTGGCGTTAAGGTTAAGATTAACCAGGGCCGCACCTTTGAACAAATGGTCAATGGCGACGTTCAAATGATCGATGTTCCTGTGAACGATTCGACGCCACCGGACGCGAACCTCACCTTCAGTTTCCTGCAGTATTTGTTAGTTTTCGCGCATGAAACCTTACTCTGCGAGAGCTTCGAATCCGAGAAAGGCACGGTTGCTAAGTTCATTGGTAGTCAGACTCAGCTGAATGTCTTCCGCGATGAGCTGAATGTTCACCAAGACTTGCAGTACCTGACCACAGGCCGCTACGAGTTAGGTAACGAATCTATAACAGGTTATACATGGGAGGGTCCATACAGAGGCATTGCGTTTGGCATAGATCAGCAGCCTCTGCGTTTTAACCAGTTTACCGTCCTCAACGGTCAGCTGATCCCGCAGTTTATCGAGCCAGAAATTGCGGTTCCGGTGACCACTGGCTTTGGCGCGCGGACTAACCCGGCTTGGCTCTATGCCCAGTACGAGGTTGGCTTCCTCATGTTTGCCAACTCGTTCCGCCGGTTAGTTCCTGAGCAATACTTAGGCGTTGGCGACTGGAAATTTCCAGCCCAGTTCGCCCAAGGAGAATTGGAATTCACGGTCATTAGAGATAATGACTGCAACACTTACGGCGACTACGGCTATCACATCTACCAAATGATCAGGGCCTATCGGCCGGAGAGGCCTCATGCCGTGATTCCGATCATGTACAAGAGGTGCAACCCGACCTTTAACTTCCTAACCTGCCCGAGCTATCCTGGCTCTGCCAGCGGTTACGCGATGTAATCAAATCAGGGCGGCGAATAGCCGCCCTGTTAGTTTTCCACCGGGAGGGGCCGGGGCTGCAACCTAAGTCTTTAACAGAAAGGAAACGCCAAGCTAGGTTACTTCAAGAACCACCTAAAAGAGAGAAACAACGGCGGTTTCCGGCCCCTCATTTTTCTATGAGTAAAACAATCGATCTCGGCAAACGTCCTTCTGATCTAGAAGACTCTATCCGGCCCAATAACAGCAAGGATGAGCCCTACTATCCTGATATCTATATCGATAGTGACGACCCGAAATTAGCTGATATCCCTGATAAAGGGGAATGCACAATCAAGTACCGGGTCTGCAGCCGGACGCACCGGGAAGAGGGAAAAGACAAGGATAAGAAGCATTCCTGTTCAGTGCGCATGGAGATCCTCTCAATCACGCCGCCTGAGAAAGACAAAAAGAAAAATGGCAGTTACGGCGATGATGCCCGCAAGAGCTTTAAAGACTACTTCAAAAACTAGATGATTATCGCCAGTCAAGTTTTCAATCAGGTGGGGCGGGTGCTAGGCACCTGCGATAGCGACTATGTCTACGATGTTTTGACCCGCGCCGTCGAGCTTTTAGCCAATAAACCCACCAAAACTAACATTCTGTGGGACCCGATGCTGATTTACGTCGATATCCCCATAGTCGATAATTACTACGTCTGTCTGCCGCCACACGTCCAAAAGCCGGTCAAGGTCAACATCAATAAGCAGCCATCCTTCACTCGAAACCAGTTTTTTGAGTTCAGCATTAATGGCCCTGGTAGTCAGGACCCGGAGGCCAATTACAGTTGGCAAGACCGAGGCTGGAACGCTCTGCAGAAGCCCTGGCCTGCCAGCGGCGACTTTCTTTTCATCAATTCGACTGACGCGAACGACAACAATACCCAGGTCCTAGTTAATATCATTAACGAAGACCGTTCCACCCAGTGGTTGCCAGTCTTTGTCGGCCAAGCCACCACCGTCAAAGCCTATGGGATTCAGGAAGTTTCTAAGCCGGTCACTCAAGGCACTCTCCAGCTCTTTAGCGGGCCCTACATCATTCAATCGAAGTTAATAGCTAACTGGGGCCCCCCGGTACTCTATCCCCAGTTTGAATGGATTAAACTTTCCCAGGCCGGAGTCAGCTGCAAAATCTTAGCGCGCCGCCGGACCTATGTAATCAGCGCACCTACCGATGTCATCCCTCTCTCCAATCGCCAAGCCGTTATCACTGCCTGTATCGCCATCAAGGCGTATGACACCCTCAACTGGGATGATGGCGGCACCGCAGAACAGAATGCGTTTCGATTTCTGGATGAGGACCAAGCAGCCCGCAACCTCTTCCAGAGAGTTTCCAATATTGCCGAAACCACTCCGACACTTAATCTCACGATCAACACCCGCGATGCCATCATTGTGGCCGACATCTACGACTTCGCCTGCGATGTCTTCGGCCCCATAGGCCAGCAGAAAGTTTTCGACCGGATCACTGAAGCGATTGAGTTACTCTCTAACCTCGGTCCCGCCTGGGACCCTTTGATTGGCTACGTCGATATCCAGACTTGGGATTCCTTCTACGTGACCTTGCCTTATTACGTTGATCAAGTTTTAGCGATCAATGTGAATAAGTCGACCGGCACCTTCCGAAACCAGTGGTTTGAATTCCATATGAACGGGTTAGGCCAGGACAACGATTTCGCCGACGCCGTGGGAAGCAATCGGCCCTGCGGTGGCTGGGAAGAAGTAGGGGAGTTTCCCTGCGCCTTTCCTTTATCTAGCCCTGGCTATCTCGTGGCGCAGCCGGTGAACGCGGGCGACAACGGCACCGCTATACGGGTCTTCGGGATCGACCAGAACGATCTGCCTATCATGTCAGCTAGCGATGGTCGCCCAGGAGCCAGGATAAGTTGTGAGCAAACCGGCTACGATATCACTGATCAGACCTATCCCTACAAGCGCGTCGACCGGGTCGTCATCGAGGGAAGTGCCCAAAGTTTCATTATGTTGTATGCAACCGACGGGACCCAGCTCTTACAGAATTTAGGGACGTTCTGGCCGGGAGTCTGTGAGCCTAGGTTCCGCGTTATCAGGATTGGCCAAAAGGCCGTGACGATCCGGCTGCGCTATAAGAAACGCTGGCTCAAAATTACCAGCTTGACTGATCCAATTCACATGCGCAGCCGCTCGGCCATGTTTAACGCCCTGCGCTCGATCCAGACGGCCACCACCGACCCAATGAGCGCCCAGCAATTGATGATGGCCGCAAAACAGCAGCTCAACCAAGAATGGCGGGCCTCGCACCCACAGGAAGGCCTGGACCTGCAATTCGATCCAAGCATATGGGGCGGCAGCATGATAAGCATGCCAGCTTTAGCTTTGCCTCTTGCGGCGGTTCAAGGCTTGTTCTCGCCAAGTCGCCCATTTCACATTTCCTGGCTCGTAACCGCGATTATTATCTATGCGCTCTATCGTATGGGCTGGGCTCGGCGGCTCACCAATATATTTGTAAAAAGCTTCAAAAGATTTCTGCCATTCTGGACAAACGGTAATTCCCCTCGATTGATAGTTGCGAATCCATTTTGGTCTCGTTGGATTAAGGGCCCGTTTTTTCATATTCTGCCACGCGGAATAGACCTTGGTCTTGGATTTGCCATGCGTCTTAGAGATTTTGCTAGTCAACTCTCGGTGAAAGCATCCACAACTGCGGGTCCTACCTTCACAGAGCATGGATCTGTAGCAAACGACCTTATTTCCGCAGTCGCAGAGACAGTTCCAGCGGACCCTTCCGAGCGCACCCCCATTTTTAGCTCGCGATTTCACGATCAAGCGTCCGAAACGTTCACCGGTCAAATCACGTAGGGAGGGCATATCTATCGCTGCTCAGAATTATCAGATAATTTTGGACGGAAATTACGTAGGTGGCGTTGATAGCTTGTTGTATCCTACGGATCTCGCGCCGTCAACTTATGCCTGGGCGGTTAATTTAGTTAACCGGGGCGGCATCGTCCAGACCCGGCCCGGTAAACGCAAAGTAGTTTCTTTCTGTGGCCGTAAAGGCCAGGGCCACTATTGGGTCCGCACCATCGGTGACCTGAATTACGAGATGGTGGCCATTGATGGGAAAATCTATTGGTCAGCTCTTCCCTTTGGCGGCGGCTGGACTCAGTTAGCCGGAGTTGCCTTTAACCCTGATGCCGCTTGGATTTATTTCCAGAACACGGTCCAGGCCCTCAAGTATGACGACTCTAACAATATCGTGCTTCTGCCTAACCCGAAGAATGTGGTCTTCATGCAGGATGGGACCAGCCAGCCTTGCTACTGGGACTTATCCGACTTTTCGAGCGGCATAGTTAATGGGAATTACGTCACGGGGAACCCGCGTAAACCCATGCCGATTGGGACAGCCATGCTCTGGCAGGATAACCGGATGTGGTTAGTGCAAGGTGAGTTAGTTTTTGCCTCTGATCTGCTTTATGCAGCCAGCTTCACTGAGGAAGAATATCTAGCCACTCAGACCGGTTTCCGCTTTCCGCGTAAGGTCATTAACCTCTTTCCCTCCCCGGTCCAGGGAGTGCAGGTTTTTACCGAAAGCTCCATGCATTCCTTGTCGAGCTTCATTCAGGACCGCACCCAGTGGCAGACCACTCCTAACTTTCAGGCCGATGTTAACTTGGAGATCGGACTAGTCGGGCCCTTTTCTTATGGGCTCTTACACGGGATGCCGTGGTTTATGACCCACCGGGGCTTGATCAGCTATGATCGGGCCCTCACCCAGAACCTGACCACGGTGATTCTGACCGTGGACGGCGAAATGGTGCGCTCTAAGGATCTATTCGCGCCGGATACAAGCGGCATAGTCATTGGCACCTGGGAGAACATCTTGCTTGTCGCCGTCCCGGCTAGCGCCATCCAGAACCGGCATACTTGGATCATGGATGCGGGAATCGCGGAAAAATTAAATAACACGGCTGGCCTTTGCTGGAGCGGCATTTGGGTAGGGACTTTCCCTATCCAGTTTACCAGCCCCATTTTTAACGGCACCCAGCATCAGTACGAATTGGCCTATTCTGGCGGTTTCCTGGCGCTTAATGAGGGTGATAGCCCTAGCCCACAGCCCGAGACCGATCTGGCGCTCCAGGCTAACATCCATTTGTGGGAAAACTTCATTCCTAACCAGATAGATAATTCCGAGACGGCAGTGGCCTGCAGCTTCGAGACCAAAGCTTTCACGCTCACCACCGACGACTATTACCGGTTTGTTTTTGCCGAGTTCATGCTGGTTAACCTGAAAGGAGTGGTGCCGCTGCAGGTCTATGTGACGGGCTTAGCCGGAAACTATCAGCCGCTCTTTTCGACGACCTTGCGCGCGGATATCGGGCCCTGGGGCAATCCGGCGAATGCCACCCTCTATTACGTCAGTAAAGGCCGTACGACCGAGTTTGAAAACTACCGCAAACAGGTCCGGCATATGCGGACTAAGGAATTTGTGGTGAAAGAAGACGGGGTCACTAGTGACGGCGCGGCCTGCTTAGAGATTAATCGTCCCGATGGGATCGATAAAGCTTTTCAACTGATGATTCAATGGCAGGGCCGCTTGGGAATCCGCATGATCAAATTCTTCTACGACCGGCAGTTGCAATCGCCCCAGGGCGTTTGCCCGCTCGACGAATCCACCACTCCAAAAATCATCTTGGAGGCAACCTATGAGCCAGTCACCTAAGAATCCTAGTGATAGCGGGGGCCCGGTCCAGGTCATCCCCCAGACCGGGATGCCGACAATCTACCAGAAACGGTCTAGGGAAGTGATCTACGACGCTTTGGGGGGTGAACTTAAATTTGTCAAAAACCCTTTTGGCCCGCAGCTCCTGATTCTATCCCGACCTAACCATCGTTGGTAAGCCATGCCTACTTTCCAAGGTTATATCGCTTATGCGCCGTTTCCCGAAGGGTTTGAGGGAGACATGGATGAGACGTTCCAGCAGAGCGGCCAGCTCGCGATTATCTACATCAGCGGGAACTTCCTGACCGGCTTTTATTACCCGATTGGGACAATACCTGCCCCCACCTTGCCTACCAGTGACCAGGGCCCTATTGCCCTAAATGGCCAATGGTATTTCTGGGACCCGGTGAGCGGCCAGTACTTGCCGCAGTCTAGCTCGATCAAGCCTGCGCGCAATTATGCCAAGAACGCCATCTATCAGGTTCAGCAGTTGGGAAGCGCCTTTAATTCGCTGCCCGCCGGAGTCAATAGAACCTATGACATGGTCTTGAGCCGGGTCACCCAGTCCAATGTTTTATCGGTCGCCCTGGATGTAGGCCCAGCGGCCAGTGTCGACACAGATTATATCGGCAGCGCCATCAAATACACGGTCGGCACCACCCTGGTCCCGACTCTGGGTGCAACCGATCTTTTTGCGCACGAGCACCTGATTGAGGGCAGTGATATTGCCGGAATTCAAGGCGAGATATTAAGCCTCTCCTTCAGTGTCAAGGTTAATCAGCCGGGGAATTATTCGGCTTACCTGACCTCTAATGGCCGGGATGCGAGCTACGTTTCCCCTTTCACGATTGCGACCGCCAATACTTATGCCCGGATCAAGATTAATAATATCCCGGCGTTACCGACCGGCACGGGCACTTGGAACTTCGGGGAAGGCCAGACCGGGCTTTATCTAGGCGTCGTGATGGGAGTCGGTGCCCAGTATCAGACGGCGACTCCCAAGCAATGGGTGGCAGGGTTCTTTGCGGGAACGGCGGCTAACTCCAACATGCTGACCGTTACTACCAACCAAATTACGGTGACGGCGATCAAGCTCGAGTCCAGCCCCAGTGCCAGCTATTTCACCGCCAATTCTTTAGAGACCGATCTTCACGATGCAATCCGGTACTATTTTACGAGCTACGACTACCAATCGCTTACTAGCGGGGTCCAGATACCTACGGTCAGTCAAGGGACCAACCTTCAGTATTGGCGTTTCATTTTCCCGCGCCGGATGTGCAAGGTGCCAACGGTTATTCCTTACGGGGCCATCTCCAACACGGCTGCTTTTGTCACCAACATAAGCACCTCGACCGATGTTGCCCAGGCCACGTTAGTAGCTCATCAGAAAGGTATCGTCGCTAACACTACAGCCACCAGTGCCAAGGGAGATGTATTTGGAGCAAATTTCACCGCCGATGCAAGACTCGCCTAAAATGCCTGATAAAGAGGGGATGTCCCTGATCCGCATCAACAATGAAAAAGAGATGCGTAACTGGGGAGTCGACCTTCTTTCCCGCGACCTCTGGGGCGGTGATTGTCCGCGCCAGTACCCGGTTTACATCGTCTTCTATCACGGCCAGCCGGTAGGCTATTTCCTAACTGTTCAGCAGTTTGTGGTTTACCCGGCGCTGCACCCGGAGCGGATAAGTCCACGGGAGTTTCTGAAGATTACCCGCAGTCTGGTGAGCGAATTTAAGCGCATGGTGGGCAATCCGATCTTTATGATGTGCAAAAAAGATCAGGAGTTCGGAGCTAACAATTTTAGGCGGATTCGGCTCAAGCGAGCCGACGAAACGGCTTATATCTACGACGAAGAGGCCCCATGAGATTGTTTGATTTCATAGTATGGCTATTTGGTCCCCGCTACTTTGGTGGCGGCGGGGGCGGTGGTTCTAGTCAATTTAAGGCTCAAGGCACTCCTCCTGGCTTTGATTACCAAGCCGCCCAGGGCCTTAACCAGATGGCTATTGGCGGCGATATCCAAAGTTATGCTTTAAGTGACGCCGACTTTGCTAACCGTTATCCGGCGCTGCAGAATGCGTACAACCAGTGGCAAGCTAATCTAGGTAACCAAGTTAACGCTGCCGGAACGGCTACCGCAGGCCTCCAGAATGTAATGGGTGGATTAGGTAACCAGATCGCGGGCCGTAACGCCACTCCGACAACGACTGACATCAATGCGATCCGTAATGCGGCTTCGACTGCCGCTGGCGCAGTAAAGCCAATTATGGGCCTGGGAGCCCAGCAGGCCGGACTTGCTCAACCCATTGCGAACGCAGGCGCACAGATCGGCCAGATGGGCGGGCAGCTCGCCGGGATGGCTGCGACTCCTTACGCTCTGGGCCAGCAGCTGTTGCAGGAGCCGATTGATCCTAACACCCAGCAGCAGATGATGCGGGCCGGGTTAGGAACCACCTTGGGCGCTGGGTTAGGTGCCGCCTCACTTGGCCAGGGCATGGCCGGACAAAGCGCAGCCGCGCGCCAGCTAGGCTTAAACACCGTGCAGTATGGACAAGCCATGCGGGGCGAGGCCATGGGCGACATCTCCCAAGCCGCATCGATTTTGGGCCAGGGTGGGCAGCTCTCCGGCCTTGGCGCGCAGACTCTGGGGCTAGGCTCGACGACTCTAGGCCAAGGGGCCCAGACCTTAGGGCTAGGAGCCCAGACCGCAGGTCAGGCTGGCCAACTTTCGGGTGCTGCCCAACAAGCCCAGGAACAATACGGGATGGATACAGCCCAGATGGCGAACATCTACGGCAATTTGCAGAACCAGCAGGCCACCAATCTGATGCTCAATATGCAGACTGCCGGGAACATGTTCCAGAAGCGGCCCTTCGGGTTAGGCGGAACTAACATGGCCCAGACCGAGCTGGGGCAGGCTGGGGCTTATAATTCGTTCCAGCAGGCCAATTACGCCACCATGAATGGCATCGCCTTTAACCAAGCTCAGCTCAATGCTCAGAACCAGCAGATGGCGGCTCAGCAGCAATCGGCTACGACTGGAGCCTTGGTTTCAGCCGGTTCGACTGCAGCCATGGTTGGAGCCACTGCCGCAGGCGCGTGTTGGATAGCGCGCGCCGCCTTTGGGGAGAATTCGCCTAAATGGCGAATATTCCGGCACTGGCTGATGAATAAAGCCCCCAGGATCGTCCGCAGAACCTACCTAGTGTATGGACCCTCCTTTGCCCCGAAAGTGCGTGCAAACAGGCTGCTAGGGGCCTTAGTGAGGGGATTTATGACCCTCGCCATTAACCGGACCACCTATGTATGTCTACCCGCTTAGAGTTGCGTGAAGCTTGTGCGGAGGCCCTTAACCGGCTCTCCAGAGAAGAGCTGTTAGAGAAGTTTGCGATCTCGCGGGTGGCCGACGTGACCGGCCTGGATACTATCGGAGTGCCGGTCTTCACCACTACCAGGGCGCTTTCCCAGACCCTGTCTATCCATGCCGGTAAAGGCCTGGAGCGCAAGTTGGCACGCGCCGGAGCTATTGCCGAAGCCATTGAGTTTGAGGTGGCTGAACATCCTTTTGGGGACTTTAAACTGGCCAATAGTCTACAGTTGCCAGAGGAAGATCATCTGCCGGTAGAGGATTGTTTCCCGATCCGTGCTTCGATTGTTAACGAGATGACACCGATTGCCTGGGAAGAGGCAACTAACGTCCAGAATGGGGCCGTTAAGTTTGTTCCTAGTGATCTGATCTGGATAGCGCCCCGGTTAAAAGAGCAACCCTTCATGTATTTTCAGGTCGGCTCTAATGGGCTGGCCAGCGGTGCGACCCTGGAAGATGCCATCCTTTCTGGCCTCTATGAGATCGTGGAACGCGATGGCTGGACCATCCACACCTACATGATGGAGAACTTAGGCATTTTAGCTAACCGGATGCCGTTAGTTAGTTTGTGTCCCGAGATCGAGGAAATTGTCCGGCGCTTAGATGAGCAGAAGCTCAAACTGCATCTCTTTGACTGCACCACCGATTATCAGGTGCCGGTCTTTGCTGCGACCATTCTGGATTTAAGCGGCAACTGTGCCGGAACCTTTGCCGGTTACGGGTGCCATCTGAATGCGGAGAGCGCCGCTCTGCGGGCGATCACTGAGGCCATCCAAGGCCGCGCCTGCTATATCTCCGGCGCGCGCGATGACATGCTTCGCCGCCAGTTTCTTCTGATGAAGCGGATGGATCAGGCGAGGCTCGACCAGATGTTTAACGAGTTGGAGCGAGGCTCTTCCATCAGCGAGTATCGCAAGGTCGAGTTCCCTGACATCAAAAGCGAATTACGTTATTTACTGAAGTTACTTAAATCCAGAGGCGTCAGCGAAGTCTTTGTCAAAGACCTGGGACAACATGCCGATTGCCTGCATGTAGTCCGGGTCTTTTCGCCCCAATGCGAGCCGCACCGGTTCGACTACTGGACTCCAGGCTTACGTTGTCTTTCCTATGCGCAGCGCAAGCTGGAAGAACTTAAGGAGGATAAAGAATGTCCGACCTGATCCTTGTTTACCTGGGCCCGAGTCTGGAGCTGGAAAAGGCTAAAAAGATTATACCGGAGGCGATCTATCGGCCACCGGCTAGGCAAGGCGATATTGCGAGCGACGTCATTAATCTTAATCCCAACATCATTATCCTGATCGATGGGGAGTTTCGCCAGAACTTGAGCCCCTGGCACAAGGAGATCGTGTATGCGCTCCAGCATCCAGGCGTTAGATCTATTTACGGAGCCGCCTCTATTGGCGCTCTGCGTGCGGTTGAGCTGGAGTACTTGGGGATGATCGGGATCGGCAAGATCTATGAATGGTTCAGAGACGGTGTGACCGAAGACGACTCAGAGGTGGCACTTAACTATGTGCGGCAAATACGGATTAAAGACAATGACCCGGCCTATACGGCGCTGAGTGTGCCCCTGGTTAACATTCGGGCCGGAGTCGAGCATTATCGGAAGGAATTTGCGGATAATCCTGCCGTAACCGAGTCGGTAGAGCAGTTCTTTAAAGTGATGCAGGCCACTCACTACAGCGAGCGCACGGTCGAGCTTTGTGAAGAGATGTGGGCCGGTGCCTTGGGTGTTAGTTTTCCTTGCATCCCGCAAAAAGAGTTAGACGCGGTTGAGGCCCTCTCCAACTTCTGGAACTATCTGCCGCAGGTAAAGGTCAAGCCCAGGCCCGACCATCTCTCGCACGCTTTCCAGTCTCTCTATGACCGGGACCGGCGTATCAAGGTTAACGGCCAGGCTGTCGCTCAGCAGCATATTGATAGCTACGTCCTACTTCATAACCCTGAGTACGAACGGATTTGCTGGGACAGTGCCAACCAAGAGCTGGCCTTGATTTTGTGTAACGCCCTTTTTGTGATGGTCGATTTAAGCGAGGTCGAGATGGAGTCGGCCCGATTCCAGAGCCGGTGCGAGATTAAATCCATTGAAGATTTTAACCATATGCTGGCTAACAACGGCTGGAGCCGAGGCGAATACGACCGGCTGATGGTGCAGAACGCGCGCATCCGCAAGCTGCAGCACACTTTGAGTTCTGCCAAGCATTCCCGGCGTAACACCTGCGCCATCCTCGACTATCTGCGCACCCACCAGGGCTTCGACTACTGGGCGGTTAAGGCGGCACAGAAAGAAGCCCAGATTGAACGGATGGGGATCGACGAGTGGCCGCTGGATTTAGAAACTTCGGCCTGGAAACTCTTAGAGGACCAGTTTGAGGCCGAAGGCCTGGAGCTGAAATCCTCCCAGGAAGCTTACCTGTTAGAAACCGGATTTAGTAATAAACGCGAGCTGGCAGTGGCCTTAAATCGGCTCCTGGCCCTTAAGGAGGCATAATTATGGCGGCGACGACGAATGCCTTTAATAACACGAATCAGAATCAATTCGGCGGCATGAATTTTACTGACTGGAGCCAAGTAGCTGACATGTTCGGCACTTCGGTCGTTCAAGCCCTCCAGCAGAATAATGTGGCCCTTAATCAGGTAGGCTCAGTCATCGGCAAGCTGGGCATAGCTCAGCAAACTAGTTCGGGCACCTCAGGCCAGTTCGGCGCGTCTAATCCGCAAAATATTTCTTCCGGTTTCACCTTAGCCGATGCGATTAACCAGCAGCAAGGCGGCAGCGGCAGCGCTCAGCAAAGCAATTCGGGCACCATCAATATGACCGGCTGGCAGAACCCGGACTACGCAACTAACCTGTTAGGCGCGCAAGCTCTGGAGGCCGTGGGGCTTAATCCCAGTAAGACCATGACGGTTAATCCACAGCCCTCGGCGGTTACTTCCAGTCAAGATTTTGCTAAAAGCGGCGTATCTAGTGTTGCCGGGCCGCAAACCTTCGACATCAGCCAAGCGCCCATGCCGAATCCCAATCCGAGTATCGGGAGCGTCTTTGGTGCGGTCAAGCCGCTTAACCCAACGGTCAGTGGCCCGATGACACAACAGCCCGCCAACACCAATCCTAATTGGGCGAATTGGAGTACGGCGCAGCAGAACGCCTACATGAGGCAGCAGGGCATGCATCCCGCTGAGAGAGCCACCTATTCGCAGGAGCAGAATCAAATCCAACAGAATATAAAACAGGGCAATTACCTTAACCCGACTGTCCAGGCGACCGGAGCCCAGGCGACCCAGCCTCAGGCGTTTGCGACTCCTCCACCAATTCCGACTATCCAGACACCTCAGGTTTCTTCTCAGGTTCCGGCTAGCACTGGGACTCTTCCGCAGCCTCCGGCAGCGCCAGGAAATGCTATTGCTGGATCGCCTTTTGGGCCGATCTCTAGTCTTTCACCGAGTGCAACACCTCCAGGGCCATCCAGTATGCCCCCTGGATACGGGACGGCGATTAAACATATGGCGGGAGGCGGCTCGGTAGGCGGCACCGACACGATCCCAGCGATGCTGACTCCAGGCGAATACGTGATTAACCGGGATGCGGCCCAACAGATCGGGCGCGGACGTTTAGACCAGCTTAATGCCGAAGGTGGTCGCCTTCATATGCAGGATGGCGGCTCAATTCCTGGCGCTAGTCCTTCCTATGGCTATTCACCAGGGGCAGATGCCCAGAGCTTTGCTTTCCAGCAGCTCTCACCACAAGAACAAGTTGTCCTTCAAGGAGGCGGGGCGGCGGGACAACGGGTTCAGCAGAAATTTAATCAACTGGTTAACAACTATCAGGGCAGTTCTGGAACTCCTACTCCGATGTCGGCACAGATGGGCATGAACAACCCCGCTGCTACTACTGCCCAGGTTCATCCCACGGCACCGGCTGCGCCTGCAGGCCAGCCGCAGCAGCAGAAACCAGCCGGTTATTCCGGCTCGCTCGACCAATGGTTAGCTCAATATGGACATACGCCGCAGGGCCAAGCCTATATTGCGCAGAATGGGAATGTTAATGAGGTGCAGCGCTATCTGCAAAATCTAACCACTCCTCAGACGACCCCGGCGACCTCCCCGGCGACCTCCATGCCTGCTTACACCGACACTGCCCCGCGAGCTAGCCTCGTCTCGGCTCCGGCAGGCTACGGTGCAGCTCCGCGAGCTGAACTAGTTGGCTTACCGGCAGGCCAAGGCGAAGCCTATGACCCGAAGACCTACGGCATCAATACTGGAGCCAGTGGGGCGGCAGGAATGGCCGGTAACATCGCTGGCGCTATTGGGCAAATCGCCCAAGCTTTTACGAAAGGTGCCGGGGCTAGCCAGCCATACAAGTGGATTCAGAGCGCGATTCCCAATCCTGCCGATCTTAAAAGCCAGACTCCTGATATCGTCTTGCAGGGCCATCAAGTTGGTAAACCTAATACACCGGGAGGCTATGTCCTTATGGCCCAGCCAAATGATCAGCCCAGGGAAGACACCTATCTGAGTTAACATCCTTACGCATATGCCAGGAGAAGAAACTAAACACGAACCGGCTGGAATACAGACCCAAGGTCTTTATAACCCTTCTGTTACCCAGCTTCATTTTACTCCGGTGCAGTATGCCAACTATGGACCGATGCTCCAGGCAATCGAGTCAGCTGGGTCCAACATTCTGCATTACATGAATCCATCGACTATCGCCAAGATGAAGATGGATGTGGCCAGCTCTGCTGCTGGTAGACAGTTCTTGGCTCAGGCCACCAAGAACCAATATCTTATGGCAAGCCAGGGCTATGTGCAGGGAGGACAGTTTGGGCTGCAGCCCGCTTATGAGAACCCACTCTTGCGTCAAAAGCTGGCTGGCCCATTTATTAAACAAAACGCCAATGACGGCAAGACTGAGGTTGATCCGAATTCCGTCAACCCTCCCCAGCAGAGCGGAAATACTAATAACACTTCCAACACAGCCAATAATCCTAACCCTCCGGCCTCTAACGTGCAGCCATGGTGGGGGGGGCAGGTTAGGACGGGAGACGTCAATACTGATGCCTTGACCAATCCTGACTATTCTCAAATCGTGCCTCGCCCAGGCTATGCCACCGGTTACCAATCTGGCGGCGAAGTGGAAGCTCAAGATCAGTCAACGGTGCAGCAGCAGCCTACGAATTATTTCTCTTCCGCTAATGCCATTCCGCCCCCGCCGATTCCAGCTGTTCAGCAATCGCCTCAAGATCAGAGATTGTCTTCCACTCTCCCTGCCCATATCCCGTATTCGCCCGAAGCCCAGGCTGGGGCTTTTGCTCCGCAGCAGGGTGTTGGCGAGCTGAGTCCAGAGGTGTTAGCCCGTCAGCAGGCTCAGCGCCAGCTTGAACAACAGAATTTAATCAGTTGGCAGAATCAGAATGTGGGGAGCCCCTTGAGCGCCGAGGAAGCGAGGAATTGGGCGCGCACTAGTCTCGATACCGATATTAACCGCGCGGTTTACCTGCCGCAGGGTGGCCCGCCTGGACAGGGTGGCCAGCGCGAACCGGCTTATGCTTTCTATGGGAAAAAAGGTGGCACTAACATCGTGCCCATTAGCCAGATGATAAAAGCTGGGGCTGGCCCCTTGATCGCAGCCCAAAACGCCAGCCAAACCCTAAATCACAACGAGCAAAACCAGCCACAGCAAAACCAACCGCAACCCGGCCAGCCTGCCGGAGCAACGCCTCCCTGGACCTCTTCAGGACAAAACCCTCCCACAAGTCCAATGCAGCCGGTGCCTGGGACTAATCCTAATGGCGTTCAACCCATACCGAATGCACAGCCTCCTGGGAATGGTCCGCTCACGGCTGGGATGCCCCCAGCGGCTCCCGGCGGGACGACGCCCGGTGCTCAAGTGCCCCAACTACCGGGCGGCGGAACTAACTGGGGCGCAATACCGGGGCAATTACCGAATGACGTGTTTAACCAGCGGGTGGCAGCGGCAACTAACACCGCTCAGACCGGGGGCCCATCACTTGGCCAGCTCTACGCCAGCACTAACAATCCAGCTGCCGCTGTAAGCCAGGACTTTGTCAAGGCTAACACCGGAGCAACCGCAGAAGATATCGCCCAGGCTAAAGCCAATCTTCAATCTAGACTCTCTAGCGGAGATTCTACAGTAAATCGGGACGCCGATGGCAACCCGTCCCTAGGCAGGCTCGGTGATTTTCAGTATTACCAATCCGATAATGGTAAGGGATTAGCCTATGCTGATCGCGATGGTGAGGGCGGTTTTTACCGGGAGCGGCTCTGGGAAGGCGACACTCAGTGGAAACCTATCCTGCCCAATGCCAATCAAGCCCGCCAGGATTTATTAAACACACAGTACGGCAAGACGCTTGGCATTCAGAAAATCAGTCAGATGAACGCGCAGCAGCTCTCTGATGCGCTCTACAGTGATTACTACATACACAGCATCTTGCCAAGCATGCCCAACTTGGAGCCTGGGCAAGCCACCAAGATAGAAAATTCCTATTATAAGATCTTGAGCGGCAACCGGTTGATCCATGCTTTAGAGGGCCAAGATCCAGGGGATTTCAACTATTCCGCGCAGGGCGTCAACTTAGCCAATCGCGCTGGGCAAGGTCTTTTTTCAAAAAACCCGCAGGGGCCGATCCAGCAGGTCGGAAATGCTCTGTCCTCACTACTGGGACTTGCAGCTGGCCCCAAGAAGGAAAACGACCGGCTAACCTTTGTCCAACAACAGGAAGCTAGCTTAATCAACCGGATGCATAATAAACCGGAAGGTTCCGAGATAAATCCTTTGGACTGGGTAGCTGGCGACAACGAGCTAGGTGGGATCGGCACCGGCAGTGCTAATGCTCTGGATGCTTTAAAGAGGAAAGTTAGCGGGTGGCAGACAGAGTGGAATAACGACATGTTCGCAGCCAGGGCTAATAAGTCGCGCATGCCCGGTGCCTGGAACGATCTCATGAACGATTTCAATGCTGGGAAACCTTGGTATGATCCGCAGGATACCTATGGTCCCGGCAGGAAACAGCCCAACGAGATCGGTCCATTAGCAGCGGCGGATGCTGCCCATACAACGCTGGCTCCGCGTGTAACCAATAGTCCTGCGCCTCCAGCTCCTGGCGCAGGCAGACCTACTCAGGGCGCGGGTTCCAGCCGCGACAATCCGATAGTTGTGCATAGCGATGATCAATTTAACAGTCTGCCACAAGGCACGCACTGGAGGGATGAACAAGGCAACGAGGGACAAAAGTGAATGGCCGCTCTCACTCAAGACCAGCTCGATCAGCTGAAGGCTGCTGCTGAAAAAGAAAAGGCGCGTGCCCCCGGCGCATCCACTCCTGGCTATGCTCTGCCGACTGCGCCCGCTGCCCCTGACGGGGCGCAGCCTCAGCCGCCGCCAGACCAAGGTCAGCAGATAGGGCGAGCTAATGCTGCAGCCGCTGGCATTACGACCCCGGCTGGTCCGCGTTCGCTTGAGAGCGCATCCACTCCTGGCTATGGCATAACCACACTCCCAGCGCCAGCTGCGCCTGATGGCAACGCCCCTCCTAGCCAGACGCCTCAAGCTCAAACCCCGGCGCAGACACCTCAGGACAATGAGTTTAGTAATCCCGGCACTAACATCCCGGCTGGTTACCGGGCACCGGCAGTCAAGGCTGAGCCGACCGACGATGAGTTAAATCAGAAAAGCGCTGACGATCTGTTCCCTTATTTCTCTACCTCAAATGACGTTAACCCAGACCGGGCTGCAGCCTTCTGGCAAAATAAGAAGAATCAGGAACTCAGTAATCAGAGCTTCGATAACAACAAAGCGGTGCTGTGGAACGATCTATCCAACGTATGGAATAAAATCGTTCAGACAAAGGGCGTCGTTCCCAACACAATTAACTATTTTAAGAGCATCGTTAACTCTCTTGGCGGAAGTGGCGATGATGTCTTACAAGCTTTCGGCAACCAAAACGCGATTGATTATCGCCAGGATCTAGATGGCAAACTGGCGAACAACACTATCAGCCAGCAAACTCACGACCAGAGTATGGCGTTAGTAGATCAGGCTCAAAAGCTGCAAGACAAACTGGCCTTCGAGAAGCTAAGCCCCCAGGAACAGCAAGATATTAAAGTTCAGATTGCTGGACTACTCACGAAATCTGATTCTGACTTTGCCCAGCATCAGCAGACCAAGGCTTTTCAGCAGGTTTTCACTGGCCTCAATCTCACTTGGAACAAGATGCGTGCGGTGAGTCACGCCCTGGATGATTTCGATAACTATGACCTTAATCCACCAGGGTTTGATTGGCAGAAATATTTTACGGGCCGGGATTCTGCCGCCAGCTGGCCGACCAAAAAGTTAGCGGCCTTTTTCAGTGCTCATCGCCCGGTTGCTCAAGCTATTAGTCAGGGAGAAAGCGGTCAGGTTCCAGGCTGGGTCAAAGGGTTTAACCAATGGGATATAGACTGGAAAAAGCGCATGGGTTTGCTACCCAGTACAGCGGAGTACGCCTCCCCTGAACAGTTAGCTAAAGAAGGGAGCCCGATTTCCACCCAGCGGATTCAAGACACCTCTGATATCTCTAATTTGGCTCTGCAACTGGCGTTAGATCCAGCCCTGGGAATAGAAAACTCCATGGAGCTAGCCAGCTCTAAACTGTTAGGCGGCTCAGCTAAGGTCGCCGGATTGGGGCCACCAATAGCCGGACTCACCCAAAAGCTCTGGAACAGTGGCGTAATGGAGCCGATACGGCGCGGAGTCGCCTATTACGAGACTTTCTTTCAGCATAACCCAATGTTGGGCTTGGCGTGGACGATGGGCGGCGGAATGGCTAACCTCGGATTGGGCGCTTATCGGAGGTGGGGGCACCTTGCCAGCGACGTGCTGGATGACGCCGCTAAGATGAACTTTGAGCAGGGTGGCCCCATGTCACTGCTTAGTCGCGGCGCGCGGCTTACTAGTGACTCCATTGTTCATTCCCTGCCTTATGCGCTTTTAAATAGCGATGGGGATTCTAACCGGTTCTGGGATAATCTGACTACACTGGCCCCAGTCCAATTTGCTGCCAGAGCCATTCCTCAGGCCGGGCAAGCCGTAGGGACCGAGTTAGGTGACAATCTCTTTGGGCGGCTGGGAGAATTCCGTGACACTACACCGGTTGATTATCCTGGGCCTGACCCGAATTTAAATGCGCATTCGCAGGCTAACCTTCAGGACGTCCCTCGCGATGAGAAGAATCAGTTCGCTACTCTCCAGCATTTTCAAAACGGCAACACGCGGCTTTATTTAGTCACGCCTGAAGTAGCCGATGATTATCAGGCACGTTTTGGGGGCGATGCCCAGCCCCGGCCTTACGGTTTCTGGGTAGGGCCAGATCGGACGGGGACTGGCCAGGGAGCAGCCTTTGTCCTCAAAGATCGCATTAAAGAAGCAGCCGGACACGAGGCGACTCACGGAGTCTTTTTCTCTGCTTCTAAAGAGGACCAAGAAGCGCTGATGAATAATGCGCTCAAGTACAATGATCCAGACAAATTCATTCAGGATCATTACAACCAGAAAGCTACTTACGCCTCACTGCCGGAAGACGCGCCCTCAGCCGATCCGACGATGCTCTCTAAGAAGTTGGTTCGCACCGAGATGGCAGTCGAGTCACTCAAACAATGGTTTAACGCGCGAAACGCCGAGCAATACACAAAACAAAACCCAGGGTTATTACGCAGCATTCGCATGGTAGCTGGCAGCTGGCTGGAACGGATCGGGATTCCTACCCAGACCTTCAAGTCAACCAGCGAGATGGGCATCAATCCCTATTTCGCTAACGGGCTTATCTCAGACGGCCTATGGCGCAAAGCGGCCAGGGGCTATCAGATGAATCCCAAAGATCCCAGCTGGCCGGTGGGCAATTGGCCGCTGAACCCTGGGGATACGTGGGACACTACTGGGCGACCGCCGCCGAAAACTCCCCCGCCGACCACGCCGCCGCCAAAAACGCCCCCAACTCCTACTACTCCGGCTGAAGGCGCGCTTCACGAGCAACAGACCGGCATGAGTCCAGAGGTTCAGGCCGCTACTGGAAAAGGACCGACCGCTACTCCGGTTGATGAGTCGGTGATCCAGGGCTTGATGAAACAGGGTTTTACCCGAGCGCAGGCCGAAGCTTTCGCAGCCAAGGGCACCGTGAGTCCGGTTAATGAGCCTCCTAAACCGACTGAGCCAGCGCCGCCCACTGCGCCTCCAGCCCAGGAAGAGATTGCGCGCCGCGCCTATGAAATCAGCCAGGAACGTGAACAAAAGGGGACGCCCGGTGATCACGTCAGTGACTGGCATCAGGCGGAAACCGAGCTAAGAGGCGGCAAAACGGCTCCTAAGGCTGGGCCGGAAGCGCCAGCGCCTGAAACCCCGGCCTCAAACACTCCTGACTATCATGCTCAGCTTGAGGAATTGAGAAAAAAAGGAGTCCCGGCAGGCGAAGCTCAAGCCATCGTTGAAGGGCGACAACCCAAGACCTTGGAGCAGGAACAAGGTCCGGCTCAAATGCCGGGAAAGCGCGGCGCTAAAGGGCCGATAGTGAGTAGCCCAAAGCCAGTTTGGGGTCCGGGTGCTGGAATCTTTGGTACAGCAGCTAACGCTCTTAGCCCGCCAACGCTTATCGGCGCACAACGCACCAATGCCCTTCCGCCTAATCAAGGCCCAGAGACAGTCGGAACACTGCCGCCACCCGCGCCAAGCTATGGAGCGCCCCCGACCCGCGCTCAGCAACCCGCTAAAACGGGCTATGGAGCGCCCCCGACCCGACAACAGCCTACCGAACAGAAAACGGGCTACGGAGCGCCCCCGACCCGCACACAACCCGAGGTTCCAAAGCCCGAGGTCAAGCCAGAACCATCACCTGCGGTTGCGCCTGCGCCTAAGAAGGCTGCGGTAGCCCCGAGCGCTGATTCACGCACCGTTACAAGCACAGAGTTCGGCTTTGTCGACCGGGCTGCGGTTGCCGCTCATCCAGAGAAATATCCCAGCAAGAATCGCGGGTTCAGTGATTTCGGTTCTCAAGATTTATCAGGGGAGAACACAAAAGGTGTTTCTGTTCCGCCGGAAGATTTACAAGCTCACTTCGGCAACAATGCCATCTACCGCGACAAAAACGGCGCATGGCACGCTAGCCCTCGCTTCGCCCAGATGGTGAAGAACCATGACGTCATGGTCGAGGTGACAAACCCTGCTAACGGGAAAAAAGACTTGGCTCCGATTGTGGATATCGGGCCGACGAAATCGACCGGCGCTGGGTTAGACGTGCTGCACGGGACAGCCCAGTCTATCGGTTTTACCAGCGGCAAGCAGGCGCTGAGCTACCGCTTTGCCGGTGGCGAGATGCCGCAAGGCGCTCCCTATAAAGGCTACAGTAATCTAGCGGATGCCGCCGAGGCTAACGTAGGGCGCTTAAATACGGTGCAAGATCCCGGCACCAATGGTGGAGAATTAGCTTGTGCTGACGCCGTCACCCGCATCGTGCGGGGGCAAATGCATATCGATCTGCCGCGCACACTCTCGACAGCCACCTTGCACAACGAGTTAGAGGACGGTGCTAGCAAGGGTTGGTATCAGAAGGTGCCCATCAACACACCAGGGGCCATCGTAGTCAGTCCATCCCAAGGAGAGATTCACGGCCACACCGGCATCGTGGGCAAGGATGGAAAATCGATCTATTCCAACTCCTCAAAGGATGGCAACTGGGAAAAGAACTACACCACCGAGGGCTGGCAGAATCGTTTTGGTAATAATGTCTATGCTTATTTGCCTACGGATAAAGCTCCGCAGGTTAAGCCAGGGGAGGAAGACAAATGGGCCAGTGGAGAAGGCCCGCAGGCTGGCGGCGGTGAGGGCACTGCAAGCGGTGGTGGTGGAGGAGGAGGCGGCGGTGGAGGCGCAGAAGTGCCTTACTCGCCCTTGCCACCAATGCCAGCACAAGAAGAAGAAAAGTCAGCGGCAGTGCCAGGGATGGAAGAAGCGGAGCGCGAAGGCGCTGCGACCGGCGGCGGCAGTGGCGGTTATGCGGAGGAGCCTGCGACCCACATGACTCCCTTTGCCAGCATGTACCCATTTGGGATGCCCTCAGCTGCTCAGATGCGCGCTCCCATGACTCAGGGTGAAGCCATCCAGCAATCCCAGATGGGTGCGGCCAGTACGCAAGCTCCAGCGGCCCCCGGTGGCCTCTATTACATGCGTGGCCCCAAGCTCGGTGGCATTACGCCCGAAGAAGAGGGCGGCGCACCGACAGAGTCAACTTTGGGTGAACCTAACGTTAAAGGGTTCGGCAAGCTCAAATCGCTGTTAACTCAAGGCTACGGTGCCGATAACATTACTAAAGCCCAGAAGTTACATGCGAGCCTGCTTTCTAGCGATGATACTCGGGTTAAGAAGCAAGCTGACAATATGTTTAAAGGGGAGCACTTCCTTGCAGGCGACCCTATGCATCAGCATATGCTAGCTGAGCTGCCTGAGAATGAACGGGTGGCCCTAGCGGCGGGACAGACGGCGATTCAAAACAAAAAGCCGATGCATCTGAGTTACATCTCGGCTCCTCCCGGTCCTGGCAAGGAATCGGCTATTACGCGGCAGTCTCGCGAAGTTAACTATGATGCTTCCAGCCCCCAGGCCCGGTTGTTAGGTCAGACCAATGGAAGGTTGGCAGGCGATTCCATGATCCCGACCGCTATCGGGATAGGCAAAAATCGGGCCAAGGGAATGGCGCAAAACTCTAGTGGTTATCTGCAGGGCATCTCGACTAGTGTAGCGGCGCACAATCACGCTAAGCTCAATGAGGCGCTTAGCGAAATGGGTCAGGAGTCGCCTTATCCAGAGCTGGGGCACGCTAAGTTCAGGAATGATCTGAGTGGCTACGTGCAGAACCTCTTAGCTGGCCATAAAGGCACTGGTAAAGGCTATCAAGCTGGCACCGCAGAATATCCGGCTAACCCAGATCGCAAATATGTTCCCTACCGGCTGAAACAGCGCGAATCCGATTTCCTGAATGCGGTTATCAACAATCAAGCCGCGCGCCATAGTAAAGGCTATCAGGCGTTAGCTAAGGCCGGAGGCACCTTATTAAACGAAGAGGGCGAAGTTAACCCGATGCGGCGCGACATCGATGCCCATATGGCGGGCTTGCGAGGCGGCAAAGCAGAAGAGATTAAGGACGATGGCATAAAGAAAGCCGCCAATGAGCGTTGGAGTAAACAGGTACTGGAGCCGACTATCCGCACTTATAACGCCGGGTTGATTCATGCCCTGCACGAGACGCCGGAGCATATCCCGACTGAGATTAGGCCAAAGGTGCCTGGATATGAGAAACTGACAGAGACCTTGGGCCGGGAGTTAACTACTCCCAAGGGCAGACCCGACGTGCCGGTGGGCGTCCACTTCATGCCAGCGCCGCTTTCCCCCGAGGAACACAAGGAGTTAACCGGTAACATCCGCAAGCAGTTCATCTCGGGCAAGCTGCGGCCTAAAGACTATCTGGAGCGGATTGGTGAAGTGCCAGAACCCGGCGAATCACTGGGTGGGATTCATTACATGCCCATGGCGGGCAAGAAAGCGCGCGGCTTTGCCCAGGCTGAAAAAGAGGGCCGCACTTTTGAGACGCCACTACCCGGCGGAGGCCAACGTTTTGAGATTGATGACCGGGATATGAGCTTTAAGCCGCCTTCCAAGCCAGGAGTCCCAGGCCGAAACGCGTTAGAAGAACGTTACAATAGCGATAAGCGCGGCCCCGGTATCCTGCCTTTAGCTGATGCCGTCCGGCACCCGGACCTGTTCGAGAATTATCCTTTCCTACGCAGCACCAAGATCTCCATGGACCCCACGATCCCCCACTATGGGCACTATGAGCCGCCCTGGCTGGATAAGGAGGGGAACATGCGAGGCGACCACGTAGTTTTAAAAAGTCCGACCGATAAAGAGACTCTGGCTCACGAGGTCCAGCATGCCGTCCAGCATTACGAGAAATTCGCGGGGACCGGGACTAATCCTGATCACATCTACGCCCGGATGTATAACGATACTGCGGTCCACGATGAACTGCGCAAACAGTGGGACGCGGCTTACCCAGAACGAGCCTCGATGTCGGAACCGGAGTTCGACCGGAATGAAAACGAACGTTTTGGCTGGATGAACCAGCGCATGAAGGAAATGGCGCACGCCATGTATCAGATGGACCCAGGCGAGATCGAGGCGCGGGCAGCAGGCAAGCGGGCCATCCGGCTGACGCCGGAACAACGCGAAGAAGCGCGCGCTGAAGTTCCTGGGTGGGAGAGAGCTGGAGGTCCCGGCGAAGAACAGCTTCGGGAGACAACGCCCAAGGAAGATGTGTTAGAGGAGATGAGAGGGGCCGTAGAGCAAGGCAGGCATGCTGGGACCGTATCAGGCTTGCCCGGTATCAGTTACATGCCCGGTGGGATCGCGAAATCCGAGGCCGCGCCCAAGAAAGTACCGGCTGGCATTCTTAAACAGATTGGCGAGCGCCCCGAGGATGAGGAACAGGGCAAACTCCATGACCGGATTAGTGAGCGCTTGGCGAGCCAGATTGAAGGAGCTATTCCGCTGCGAGCCGACCGAGGAAAGCAGGGCGAATTTAAGACTGACTCTAAGGGCAACCCGCTCTATGAGAAGGAAAACTATGATTTGGCCAATGCCCCGATCCTAGGCAAAAAGGCTCTGGGCTTTGATGAAAAAGGTTCGGTTAATAAAGCCCCGAAGGGAACGGTTGATAAACTCGACAAAGACGATCTCAAGTACCTCAATCCGACCGACCGGCTAAGGGTCAGTCACCTCAATGAGATCAGTGCCGTCGACACGTTTGCTAAGAAGCTGGGGGACATGTACGACAGCCTTAAGGACATCCCTGAGGTGATGCACGGCAAAGACTGGTACAACGACACTGAAGGCTTGCTTAAAAAGCATTTCGGCGGCGATGCGGATCTGGTAGCGAACTTGTTAGCTGCGACCAGCGCCAACACCAACGTCAAGGTCAACTACAAGCTCGGCATGCAGGCTTATCACCAGTACCTGAGAGGGGATTTTGACCGGCACGCTGAGCTTTACAACAAGGCCTACGACCTGAAACAGAAGGGCGCACTGGCCCAGCATGTGTTGGATGCGGGCATCCACCATGAGTTGCCTAAGACTGAAGCTGAGGCGATGGCCCGCTACATCAAGCACCATGACATTCTCCCGTCCCAGGAAAGCGGTGCGCTTTTTGGGATGAACTCGCTTCCGGTCTTGAAAGTCCTGGCGCATACTTGGCACCAGGAAGTGGGAGGGCCCAAGACCCCGAACTATGCCGGGAACCTTTCGGGTAAGACCCTCCAGGCCACTATTGACATGTGGGCTGCGCGCACCATGCGCCGTCTGGGCTATGAAGGTCAGACTAAGAAACCATGGCTGATCCAGCCGGGAGCAGAGACCGGCGTCACTAACCCTGACTTTGCTTTGAGCCAGCTCGCCTTCCGCAAAGCTGCCGCTGAGAAGGGTTTAGAGCCTCGGCAACTCCAGAGCATTCTCTGGTTTGCTGAACAAAAACATTACCAGAATCAAGGCTGGGAACGGGAGATTGATCCAGCGGAGCGGGACTATCGACCAAACTTAAAGAAATACGAGCGGCCTTCCTGGGCGGAACGAGAGCCTCAAGCTGAGGCAGCGTAAAGTCAGTTATCTTAAGTCCGTGCCGTAAGCACCACTGATGCATGCGACGGCATTCCCGACACCACAGAAATCCCTTGCCGTTATCCATTAAATTATCACCGGCCAAGCGGTGCCCCCGTACGCAATACATGCGCTGGACGGTCATCGGATGTTTCCTGCCTTTTGCGTGAATAGAGGTGTGAAAGCCGTGAGAAACTGCGCGCAGATGATTTGGATTAACGCACCAAACATGGTCACAGACTTGATGATGAACGTCATGGCCTTCGGGAACGGGCCCGATCCAATGTTCGTAAGCAAACCGATGCGGTGTGGAAACTTTGTCGTTGTAGTAGAAGCGTCCGTGTCCTCCTTTTTCGAGAGTGTTGCGGTGGCCGATCCAAACCCAGCAGGCATCCTTTCCCGGCAGCTTGCGAGTGTATTTCCAGAACCTCTTTATTGCTGGAATTCGTACCATACACCTGATACTATAAATCATGGCCAAGCAAGAGCAACAGCAGCAAGTTGGGATGGATGCGACGCCGGAGCAGCAAGCTTCCATGGTGCACCTGGGCAAGATGATGGGCGATCCACGCGACGATTTTGATCGGGAAGTGGAGAAGCATCTTGACTCCCTTTATCCGCACGAGGCCGGGTACCAGAAGGAGAAAGCGGCTTTAAGCGGTGGCCAAGAGCTTGGTCCTAGCGACATCGATAAGGAGCAGCTCAAACAGCAACAGGCTCAAAGCCAGACCCAGGCCGCGCAAAGTGCCGCGCAAGCTCAGCAGGCACAGGGCCAGCAAATGCCCGTAAACGCCCCACCAGCGCCCACAGGTCCGGCGGGTGTCAGTACACCTTATCCCGCGCAAAACGCGGCGCAAGGGCCTCCTAGTGCCGAAGATGTGGAGCCTCAGGTGCCTGGGGTCCAGAGTCCAGCTTCCCAGATCCAGCCTCCGCCAGCGCCGGATCAAGGTGGCCAACAAGGGGCTTGATTCCCCTAAAATTCGGTGACAGGCTCTCTGTCGATATAACGTGCTTGCATTCTAGTCCGGTGAGGGAGGGCTTTCTCTCACCGGGCTATTTTTTTTCGCCGCACCAACATGCTATGCCCTAAGCATGTACCCCAAAACAAAAATGCCACCGGCTAAGGTGGCAAAGGTGCGGCGTAAGTTTTGAAGCTTCAGGGCCCGTTCTTACCTTTCGGCAGATATGCCCAGTGATCCAGAAGATCAACGCCGCATTTAACTGTTTCTCTATTTCAGTTTCGGAGTCCTGTCAACGATTGTCTTTGCGCCACTGGCGCAGGGCATGACCCATCCGGCGGCGCTCCTGCTCACTGGCTGGAGCTTGAGCCTTTTGCCGGTCGCGGCGCGCTTCGGCCAGCTGGGCCGGTTTCTCTCTGCGGTGCTCGACCAGTCCTGGCGGCTTAGCTTGCTGAGAAGGGAGCCGGTTGTAGCGCGCCATATTGCGGATAGCTGCTTTCCAGTCGCGGACCTGCCGCGCGCCAACTTTGAATCCGTTGGATAGCCAGAAATCGTAAACCGATTCGGCGTCTTGTCGGGTGAATCCGATGCGTAAGACTTCGCTCGTGATCGCTTCTAAGGGCGGCATCCCTAGCGGGCGAGTGGTCTCAAGGGAGGCTTCGACTTCGTTAATGAACTGCTGGCCTTGGTTAATGGGCTTTTTCATCGTCTCCCCACGTATTTAACAGAGTTGGCTTTCCGGCTCTAGCTTCAGCTTTCCGCTTTGCTTCAGCTTCGCGCCATTGGCGTTTGAGACGTTGTTTCCAGCCTTTCTGCGGTGGCCATGAAATGCCCCACGCAGCCAATGTTTTTCTGGTGTAACCAGGGCCACCACGCGAAGTGCTGGCCTGCCTTATTTCCTCGGGCGAAGGAAGAATAGGTTCCATTGTGTGTTTGCATTCTTGCTGCTCCCGCAGCGTCCCTGCCCAGTCACCTTCCCAGGTGCCAGGGCAAAGCGGACCTTACCGGAGCAAGTAGAAAATCAAGATGTGAATCACACGCTTTGGTCTGCCATTCCATTTCCTTCCCAGTATGCCGAGGTTTAAATTTCTCGGTCCCTTACCATAACCGGATACCGTTAGTGTCAGTCCGTAGAGAACGGGTGGTGCGGTTCGCTCTCTGTCTTTCCGGTTAGAGGCACCACGTTTTCCTTCGTTTCAGAAATTTCATCCCCGAAGGATTTTCAAGTTGAGGCCGCTTGACTCAGAGCTTGCTAATGGCAGATTATCAAAGATCGTGTGATTGGCTTTATCAAAAGCCTTGGTTGAGCGGGTGTCAAGCCCGCTCAATCTTTTTCTATGGAACGCTTCGACAAAGACCCGGAAGAAAAGCATGCTTTTCCCACAGAGCTGCACGAAGCCGTGAAGGACGCCTTCGGCCCGCAGTTCGCGGTCTTAGACGAGAGCGGCAACGCGGTCGAAGCCAAGCTCATGGAATGGGCGCGCTGGTTCGAACGTAACAATGGCCAGCGGTTCATTCTCCGAGATGAGATCGAAGGGCATTGCGTCAGTACCGTCTTTACCGGCATCAACATGAATTACATGCCCGGTGCCGGAGCCATCTGGTTTGAGACCATGGTGTTTGCGCCCAGGCGCATGATGAAGATCTTTGGCCGGGAGCGGGAAACCTGGGGCGAGGAACTGTGGTGCGATAAAGCCAGGACCAGGGCAGAGGCCGAAGCCTGTCACCGGCAGGGCTTGCGCTGGTTAGAAGACTATCTCTCTAATCGTGGTTGTGATTATGGAGCTGGATCTCCTCCTCTGGATCAACCACCATCGAGACTGCCTTAGCCTCATCCAGTAGCTCCTTATCATCAGAGCCGTGTTTATTAGCCTCGTGCAGGAGCCGGGTAATCAGCATGGCCCGCCGGTTTAGGACGTCTAGCAAGTCTTCAATGCTCTGACGCAGTTCTTTCTCACGGTGCAGGGAGCGCAAGAGCATCCAGAGCATGAGGGCAAAGCAGACAACATTTAGGAGCAGGAGGGCGTCAATGATCATAAGAGGTTGTAGAGCGAGTCTTCAGCGGCAGCACGCTGGACTAGGAGGATGGCTTCCCCAGCCGAGTAAACGATGTGCCATTCAATTCCTTGGGCTTCGCAGCGTCTGCGGAATAGTTCCTGATCCTCTGAGAGGCTGCAGCCGTAATCTCGCTTGAACTCAATCCACATGGAATGCCCATTAATGCCGACCCAGAAGTCCGGCGTGCCTGGGCTAGCCTTACTGGCCGTGTGGGTGGCATGCCAGCAGAAAGGCATTTGCCAGCCCTCGGAGTTTTTTAAAAGGAGATAGTTGGCGAACTGGCCCTGTTCTTTGCGTTCCGAAGTCGAGCGCTTAGCCGAGGGATGGACGTCCAGCTTAGGGTCCGGCGCGCTCGAAAAAGCATGCTTATCCTCAGGATTCATCAAGGCGACGACGTGAGGCGGCAGTGTCTGAGGGTCCCATCCCATTGGCCAGTTTGCGCTTGCCCAGGTCGACCTGCAAGACCTGGGCTGCGGCTAAGCAAAGGTCACGAAATACCCGGTCCAGCTCTTCCTGGGTGGGATTCTCCTCTGGTCTGGGCAACGGGAACGGATCGGCCTTGGGCCGGTAAAGGCGGGGCACGCTGGAGACCATCCTAGTGCCTGCCATCATCGGCGGGATCTCCTCCAGCGGCCCAGGATAAAGTTTCATGTGCCACTCAGGAGCCGGGAAGAACTCGACGTTGAGTTCAGCGCCCAGGTACTTCACGCAGTAATGGTGCAGACTACCCGTCCATCCTGCGTAGATGTTGTAGAGACGCTGTTCTTCAGAGGTCATGGGTCAACCCAACCGACCGCCGTGCTGTAGTACCACCAGTGATACTCGCCCTTGGTGGAAAGTCCTATAATCTTCTCTCCTGCGTAGTAAGGCGGGGGCGGGATAATTCTAGGGCTAGGCTGCGGACCAAAGCGTGCCAAGCCAAACTCTATAATGCTGGGAAAAGTAAGGAAGCCGATTACGAAAATAAGAGCGCAGCACTGCGTAGTAATGGCGCGCTTCTTTGCTCGAATCGCTTCGTAATGTTTAAAGCCTAGATACTCCTCCTTTTTTGGTTTAGGAGGTTTGGGTGGCGAGGGCCGTGCAGGTTCTGGCGGCGGTGCCACCGGTCGCGGGAAAGAGACCTCCTCTCCCATAGTCCGGCGCGCACGGTAGAAGCTTATTCCAAGAGGCGGGAGTCGTTCTTGCGTATTTTCCATATCTCTGGGTTCACGCCTTCTTTCTCGGCAATAGGAGCCAGCTCGCGAATCTCAGCCCGATTTTGATACCTGCGCCGACCAATCGCGAGTTTGATTTCTTCGGCGAGGCCTTGTGAGGTGACGTTTTCGGTGTCGATCCCCATACGGTGGAGGACCGAGAGGGTGAAGACACTGGGCGGGCGGCACTCTTTTTTAAAGACCGGTTCGTAAGTGAGGAGCCGGTGTTCGCCGGTACTCGCTGCGAGATATTTATAATCCAGTCGGCCTTCGCGAAAGGTGGCGGCGTTTGCTAAACGCCGCGCAATGGCCTCCTCTCTCTCCCGCTGGATAGCGGCTTTGATAGAGGCAAGCGAATAGTCCTTATTCTTCTTGGCCCGTTTTTCGATCTCCTCAGCCTCCTCTTGGTTCTCGGCAATCAGGAACGAAGGAGTGACCAGATCATGGTCGGTCGACAACCACAGAGGATCGATTATGAGCGCGTCTGGTTTGGGACTGGATGCAATAGCTTCCAAGCGCCCTGAAACGCTTTCCTGGGCGTCCACAAGGCCGGGAAGAGGCCTTGTGGACCTGCCCACTACTTGCTGATACAACACCTTGGACCGGGTAGGCCTGAGGCATAGCGTGGCGTCACATACCGGGAAGTCGACTCCCGTATGCAACAGGTTGGAATTGGAAAGGAGCTGGATGCGGCCATCCTTGAAAGCCTGCAACTTCTGAGCCCTTTGAGGATCTTCGCCGTCCACGTGGACGGCATTAATTCCGGCGGCTACGCAGGCTGCTACAAATTTCTGCGAGCTGGCCACTAACGGCAGGAAGGCCAGGATGTGCCGCTTGGAATGTGCGCGAGCCAGTTCCTCTGCGATCTCCTTGAAGTAAGGCAGGATGGCATCGGCAGCGTCTTGGAGATCGTAGTCTTTGCCCTCGACCGACTGCTTAATGCGGACCTGGGCGAGGCTGATAGCCGACTCCAGCTTGTAGACGTGGTCCGGGTTCACTAGCCAGCCTTCGTCTACCAACTCAAAGAGGTTCTTGCGGTAGGCCTCGGCCTCGTAGATATCGCGAAGGAGCTTGGCGTCACTTCGGAACGGAGTGGCCGTGATGCCGCAAACCTTGGCAGACCCAAAATCCGGAAGATCCGCTGCCAGCTT